CCGCAGGAAATATTTTTGTTAACGGTGTTGACACAGGCGAGAACATTGCATCAAAAGGCGTTAGCAGTGCTATTGTTGACAACTATTTCTTGCGCAGCAGTAACTCGAGTCAGTTCCTTGTACTAGATAATGACGACACATACGTGTTTACAACAGAAGTAGTAACCAATGTTGAACGAACAAGTAATATTGCAACAATTACCACAGCAGGCGATCACAACTTAGAAGTTGACAACAACGTTGCAGTACGAGTGCCAGGCAACACAACATTTGATGAAAACGCACTGGTGCTAAGTACTCCAACTTCTACTACATTTACTATTGCAAACGAAGGCGATGACGTTGTAAGCAGTGCTGTAACAGGTACAGCAGAAACTATTGTAACCAGTGCTGACGGCAATGCTCAAGGTAAAATCACTGAAACTAGATACGGTGTTGTAACTGGTGTAGACAGTGCAAACCTAGTTGGCGGCAGTGGATATCAGCCACTTGGCGGAAGTCTAACATACACGGATGTTTCTCTAATTTCAAACACCGGCGTAGGCACAACAGCAAAAGCCAACATTACAATAACAGCAGGACAAGTTACTGACGTTGATATGACATTTGGCGGTATTGGATACGATGTCGGCGATTTACTAAGTGCTAATGCAAGTGACCTTGGCGGCACAGGCTCCGGTTTTGAGTTTGAAGTAACAGCAGTTGAAAAACGTGCTTATGTTGATATTGTCGGCGGAGAGCTGTTTATTGCAAGTACTTCGAGTGTTGACTTTGTTGAAGATAACCAAGCAACACTAAACGCAATCGATATTAATCTAGACGATCAAATAAGTCACAACTTCTTAGCTGGTTCTGACCAAGCTTCGGGTGTTGTCGATTATACAAATTCTAGAATAAACATTCCGTCACATGGATTAAGCGATGGCGACCCAATTTTGTATGATACACTAGGTGGCGTTGCAATCGGCGGATTGTTAAACGGAAATGTTTATCATGCTAGACGCATTACAGACAACGATATTGAAGTATATGCTGATTATGCCTTGGTAACAAAAATTACATTTACAAGTACCCCGGCAAATACAAACCATAACTTTACAAGATTTACAGTTAACTTAGTTGACAACAGTATTATTGTTGAAAATCATGGATTTGCTCCTGCTGATGCTATTCGTATAGAAACACTGAGTGATGGATCAACTTCAAACGAGTTGCCAAGTATTGTTGGCGATGACGATCCGATTGCACCAGGCAGTAGATTCTTTATCGGCAGTGTAACAACAAACTCATTTACATTACACGCACTGCGCAGTGATGCATTGAGTAGTGCCAACGGACTTGTAACAAATGCCAAAGATTTGGACAGTACCGGTGTTGGTAGTGCTAGAATTATTCAAAACAACGTACAAGTTAACAGTGTTGTTAATACATCAAGTAGACTTAAAGTAAACTGGAACACACTAGCTGTTACAAACATTGATGCTGAAAATATTATTTCAGGTACTATTTCGCCATCTCGTCTTGCAGCAGCAGGTACAGCCAACACTGACACATTCCTAAGAGGTGACAGTAGTTATCAAGTTGTTGTACAAAGATTGAAAAAATCAACAACAATTGACAACCCTATTACACTAACTGGTAGTAGTATCAGTGGAGAGTTTTATGGTAGTCCAGTTAGTATTGGTATATCAAATGCAACTGCTGATATCAACAATCCGTTCTCAAACCTAGGAACAAGTAGATTCCTACAAACACAATTCAGTGTTGCCGATGACGGCTCAGGCGAAGTGTTTATCAAAGATGGTATTGTCGACGCAGGTACACTAGACTCGTTGGATAGTGCATACTTCCTAAACCCTGCTAACTTAACAAGTCTTGTTCCTGTTAGTAGAGGCGGAACAAACATCGGTACATATGCAGTAGGTGATACACTGTATGCACAAAGTACAGGTAGTTTGAACACACTTAATATTGGCAGAAGCAACACATTCCTAAAGTCAAATGGCGAAACACCAGAATGGGGTACAGCACTTGATCTTGCAGAAGGACTTGATGTTGGTAGTGCTAAACTTACATCTACAAGTACAGCATTAGGACAAGTATACAATTCAGCTGTTACTACACTAGAAATCGGCAGCGATGCCGACAATGTTAAAATTGGTAAGAATAGCGATGCAAGAGATATAAGTGCATTTGTTGATAACTTTGAAGCCACAGCATCTCAAGATGTTGCAGTGAATTTGGTACAAATTGAAATTTCAACATCAGAAGCAAGTCAAAACGGTGAAAATGTATTGCTGTTTAGTGAAATTGACACACCAGGAATCTTGTTTGGTATGACTGTACAAGGCAGCGGAGCAATTCCTGCTAATACAACTGTTACAGGTGTTACTGGTACTGAAATTTTCCTAAGTGAAGATTTAACAGGTAACGTATTAACTGGAACGGCTATTACATTTACATACTCACCTCTAACACTTGGTATTAGAGCAGGCGACGAAATCACAATCAATCTAAGTACAATTACAAACTTAGATGGTACATGGCCTGTCAGCGGCGCAACTGAAAATGCTTCGAGTTTTACAATTAGAACAGATGCCAACGTAACAGCAGCAAACGAAACTCAGCAAGGCACAGTACTAAAAGAAAACTCAATGTTGATAAGAAACACTGATGTAGTATTTGGTAGTGCAGTTACAAGTGCAGATCCTCAAGATGTACGTCTAAGAGGTGAAAGCGGTATCGGAGTTGATGTCGGCGGCGGTGAAATTAAAATTCAAGGCGGCACTGGCACAGGTAATGCCACAGGCGGTGATGTTGTTATTACAACTGGCGAAGTAAGTACCACAAGTGATATACAACACACACAAACAGAGCGTTTGCGTATCGATACTAGAGGTAAAACCACTATTACTGGATACACAGACTTTACTGATGATACAGCAATTAAATTACCAGTAGGTACAACTGCACAGCGTCCAACTGAAGCACAAGGTCAAATTCGTTACAACACAGACGATAGTACCTTTGAAGGATACGATGGTGTAGCATGGGGAAGCCTGGGCGGAGTTAAAGATGTTGACCAAGACACATACATTACTCCAGAAACTTCACCAGGTGCTGACAACGATCAACTGGATTTTTATACTGCGGCAACACAGCGTATGCAAATTGGCGCAACTGGAGATTTAACTTTCGGTGACGGACTTAATAAGTTTACTGTTGCATTTGCTACAGGCAACACCAATGTTGCAGGCGATGTTGTAATCACAGGCGATTTGACAGTTAATGGTACAACTACCACAATTGACACAGCAACACTTGCTGTTGAAGACAAAAACATCGAACTAGGCAACGTTGATACTCCTACAGATACAACAGCAGATGGCGGCGGTATTACACTAAAAGGCACAACTGATCACACTTGGAATTGGATCAATGCTACTGATGCATGGACAAGTAGCGAGCATATTAACCTTGTAAGTGCTAAAGAGTTTAAAATCAACAACTTCAGTGTGCTTTCAAGTACAACACTAGGCTCAGCGGTTATCAACAGTAGTTTACAAAACACCGGCGCACTAGACGGTGGTAGCATTACCAGTGGATTTGGCAACATTGACATTGGTGCAAGCAACCTAACAGCAACAGGTAGTGTAAGCCTAGGTGCTACATCGTTTAATGACAACAACATTACCAATGTTGGAAGTTTGGCATTGGATACAATCAGCGGTGACAACGGCTCTAGCATGAACTTTGCAAGCAGTACAGTTGTTAACATTGACAATGTAACACAAAGTACTTCAACCACTAGTGGCGCATTAATTGTTGACGGTGGTGTAGGCATTGCCAAAAACTTGCGTGTTGGCGGTGTTATCACAGGCGACGGCAGCGGCATTACCAATATTAATGCCACTAACTTGGCCAGCGGAACAATCAACGATGCAAGACTGCCAACCAGTCAAGCAGGCAAAACATTTACAAGTGATATCACAGTACACGGCTTTACTGTAGGACGCGGCGGCGCAAGCGGCGCTACAAACCTAATGGTCGGCCACGGTGAAAACTTGACTGCTACAGCTGGTCACAACACCGGTGTTGGTGGAACATCGATGTCTGGTGCACTATCAGGCGACAACAACACTGCACTAGGATTTGCTACACTAAGTGCTGCAACCAGCGTGAACAACAACACTGCGATCGGCGCAGATAGCCAAGAACAAAGAACCAGTGTCGGCGACAACAACACAAGTGTTGGTGCACAGACAATGTCTAATAGTACATCGGGCGACAACAACACTGCTGTCGGCTTCCAGGCATTGGAAATTGTTACAGGAAGCAACAACACTGTTGTTGGCTCGCAGAGTGGTAGTGTGTTGTCAACTGGCGCTAACAATATTATAATTGGTTACAACATTGAACTAGCCACAAACACAACCAGCAATGCAATACAAATTGGTAATGCAAGCAACAGTACACTGGATATTCCAGGTGTAAATGTTGCAGTAACAACTACATCATTCCAATTTAGTGGCGCAGATGGATTTGCAGGTGTAGGTACATCATTAACAGCACTAAATGCAACCAACTTATCAAGTGGTATTGTTCCTGATGCAAGGGTAGCATCTAGTAGTATTACACAACACCAGTTGGATATTACAGGAACAGGTGCACTGGATGCCGGTAATATTACAAGCAACTTTGGCAATATCAATATCGGAACAAGCACATTTACCGGTAATGGCAGTGGAATCACTAGCATAAACGCAAACAATATTTCTACTGGTACAGTAGCAGGCGCACGCCTAGGTGGCAACCAAACAATGGGCGGCATCAAGACATTTAGTAATACAACTGAAGCAACTACTACAAGCAACGGTGCTGTAAGACTAAGCGGCGGCCTAAGTGTTGCTAAAAACATCAACTTTGGTGGCACTGCTACTGGTAACGGTAGCGGACTTACTTCTCTTAATGCAAGTAACATTGGAAGCGGCACATTGCCAGCTGCAAGACTAAGTGGAACCTATAGTGGAATCACTGGTACAGGTGCACTTGACGCAGGACAAATTACCAGTGGATTTGGGAATATCAATATTGGCACAAGTACATTTACTGGTAATGGTAGCGGACTAACCAACGTTGATGCAGAAACACTAGACGGCATTGATAGTACAGGATTTATCCAAACAACTGGTGGTACAATGACAGGTCAGTTGACACTTAATAATACATCGGGTGTTAATATTATTAAATTTGGTCCAGGTCAAGCAGCAAGCGACGATGCACACATCGAATGGCGTGGCGCAAGCAACGCAGGCGAGTTGAGAATTTCAACTTCGGATGACAACGGCACTGAATCAATTGTGTTTGGCGATTACGATTTGGTTGACCGTGGCGGAGCATTTACTGAATGGCTAAAAATGAATCGTACTACATTTACGTGGCAAAGCAATACAATTTGGCATGCCGGCAATGACGGTCCAAGTTCAGGATTAAATGCTGACACAGTTGATGGTATTCAGGGTGCTAGCTTGTTGCGCAGTGACGCAAACGACAGCTTCAGCGGTACACTAAGTGGCGCAGGTAGTATTAATATTACGGGTAATATTACAGGTAACTTGTTTACTGGTGACGGTAGTGGACTAACAGGTATTAGTGCTGATGATGCAAACACACTAGATGGCATTGACAGTACTGGCTTCTTGCGTAGTACAACTACTGCAAATCAAAACCATTACATTAGAAATGCATCACCAACCATCTACTTGCGTGATACTGATGCTAATGTTAGTATGATACACCAAAATAGCGGTATCTTCCACATACTTCGTGGCAGTAATGATAGTACAAGTTGGGCACAAGTTGACGGACGTTGGCCACTAGAAATCAACGTAACCAACAACAACATGACCACAGGCGGTAGTATTAATGCACGTACAGAGATTACTGCATATGGGTCAGATGAACGTCTAAAAGAAAATGTTCGTACAATCGACAACGCACTAGAAAAAATCAAATCACTAGACGGTGTGTTCTACGACTGGAAAGACATGGTAGAAGATGTAGGCTTCTTCCCAACACGTAGAAAAGACGAAGCTGGTGTACTTGCTCAACAAGTTGAAAAAGTATTACCACAAGCGGTTGCTCTTGCTCCGTTTGATGCAGATTGGGACAGAGACGAAAACGGTGTTGCTACTGGCTCGCATGAATTGCGTAGCAGAAGTGGTGAAAACTACTTGACTGTCAAGTACGAAAAACTAGCACCGCTGTTTATCGAAGCTATCAAAGAGCAAGATGCAAAGATTGAAGCACAAGCAGCAGAAATTGCAGAGCTCAAAGAAATGGTACAAAAACTACTAGATAAATAATATTAGAGTAAGAGCCGCAATTGCGGCTCTTATCGTTGACAGTATGTAAATAATATGCTATATTAAATAAAATAGGACCGAAGATGGCAATACCTGATACAGGCGCAGCAGTTACAATGACACAAATCAACAATTATTTTGTTGGTGAAGGACAAACCAGTACGTTTGTTCTCGGAACTCTTGGGACTTATTTGGGCATTGCTAGTGGAACAACAATTAATATGAGTTCTACATTTGGCGGCCAAGGAACATAACAGGAGCATAATACTATGAAGACACTTTTTGAAGTCATTAACATTGACTTAGCACAAGACTATACAAAAGCACGTAAACGTTCTACACTAGATACTATTTTAATGGATAGTGAACTAGAAGCAGAAGTGAAAGAAGCTATTGATGCAATGGACATCCCAGAGGACGACGAACGTCATCATTGGGTGCAAAAACTCGGCAACATTATGGCAGCAGATTTGTTGACCATTGGCAAAGTACAACCTGAAAACATGTTGGCAGCATCTGCACTTAAAAAAGATGATTTCCAGCAAGCTGTTAAAGTTGCTGTAAAAGGTGCCAACAATCTAAATCAATTTACTATCGCAGCAGAACAAGCAATCAAAGCAGACACTATTACCGACAAAATTGTATGACAAAAATTGCAATCTGTATTCCTGCAAGAGATACAGTACACACAGGCTTTGCATTAAGTCTTAGCAATCTCACAAGTCATTTAACAAGTCTTGACATTGATCATGTGGTATTGTTTAATCTTGGCAGTGTTATAGCACAACAACGCAACACACTTGTACAAGAAGCACTTGATGCTAATGCTACACATATTCTGTGGCTAGATAGCGATATGCATGTTCCTGCAGGGACAGCAACTAAATTGCTCGGCCATAAAAAACACATTGTAGCTGCGGCATACAGCACTAGAGTTCCGCCTTATAGATCTGTTGGCTTTGTTGATAAAAACGATCTTTCTATACGTTTTACTTCTAGTACTGGGTTGCACCAAGTATATGCAGTTGGAATGGGTTGTATGCTAGTTGATGCAATAGTTTATGATTATATTGGAAAACCCTGGCATTATCATTACTACAACAAAGACATTGATAACTTATCAGGTGAAGATATATACTTTTGCGATGCTGCAAACAGCGCAGGCTTTGAGGTATATATTGATGCAGATTTAAGTCATCAGATTGCACACTATGGAACAAGATCATTTAAGTTGGAAGATACACAATGAGTACAGCATTTGACAAATTTGAGAAATTTGGTAAAAAGACATACAATGCTCAAGATATTTTAAAAAATCATTTTTTAAGTATCTATCCTGTTCACTATACCGACAATACAGTTGACGAAAGTATTGCTGCTAGCTATGCAGATCAAGATGATTACGTGTGGATCGTCGACAGCAGTCTTGATGTAATAGATAGTTTTCCTTGGCATTTTCGTCCTAGTGCAAACGAAACTCCCAAACGCCATGTGTTTCCGTATGTATACAAAGGCAGCAAGCGTATCAAAAGTTGGAGTAAAATCAAACTAGTACCTACTAAAACAACTCCAACAGAAACTGTGCAACACAAAAATATTGCTGCATATTATGATGTTTATTGTGGCAAAGAAAAATTTGATGTGTTTTACAATATGTCATTTGAACAAGCACAGCAACAGTCGACAACAGACATGTTTTGGTTAGTGCCCGACGATGTTACTGTCAGTGAATTTTTTAAATTTACATACAAGCCAGATGACTGGAGTTTTAAATATGTACATGTGTTTGGCAACGGCGCCCCAGATAGATTTGACGGCATTGCGTTGTTTCCAAAACATTATGAACCTGTGCAAAAAGAATTACAACATAGATTTTATGTAAATAAAAAAGAAATTAGTATACGAGCAAGCGATCCTAAACAGTATCCTATTTACAATTTTAAAAACTTTGAAGAATATACACATGCATTAGAAAATGAAACCAATGATTTGTTTTGGTATGTTCCTGATGATATAGAATTAACAACAGAATTATCATTATACTTTGATCATCACAATCAATATGATAGAAGAACCAATCATGTATTTTTAAATGACGAAACCTATGACGGAGTAATTTTGTTTAGCAAACATGCTCCTGTTACTGAAAAAGAATTTGATCATAGATTTATTGCAAACAAAAAAGAACATCCTGAGGTTTACAGCCGGCCAAAAAAGTTTGATCAGTTTGTAGTAAACAACTATGCAGATTACAAACACGCACTAGAGCATAGTACAACACAAATGTTTTGGGGCGTTCCCGGTGATGTAGAAGTTGCAGACGAATTTGCTTTTGATATATATTTTTCTCATCATAACACATATGACAGAAATATCACACATGTTTTTGTTAATGGAAAATCATATGATGGCGTAGTACTGTTTAGTAAAAATGCTCCTGTAACTGAAAACGAAGTAAACTATAGATTTTATGCTGATAAAAAAGAATGGGATATTGTTGCCAGTTATCCTAAATTATTTCCAGTATATAAAATTGATTCATATGACCAATACCTACATGCACTAGAGGATAGTCCTAGTGAGCTTTTTTGGATGAGCAGTGCTAATATAGCGTTGCTTGGAGAAATATACAACATTTATATCAGTCATCATGATAGAAATTTACGCAAACAAAATCATGTATTCTTGCATCAAAACAATGACAGTGTAAGCTACAATGGACTGATTTTGTGCAGCAAACACAGCAAATTAACAAAAAATGAAGTTGACCATAGGCATCCAGTAAATCGTATAGAGCATACTGAAGTTCTAAGTGTAAACAGGCAATATGATCATTTCTTTATTGAGACATACGACGAGTATCTTAATGCACTTGAAAATTCTGCAACAGAATTATTTTGGATGGACTCGCTGAACATCGATGCATCTACTTTTGATTTTAAATTAACATTTGATTTTGAAAACAAATATGATAGAAAAGAAAATCATGCGTTTGTACACGAAGTTGACGGAGACAGCTTTTACAATGGATTATTTTTGTGCAGCAAACACAAACCTTTGACACAAAAAGAAATTGAATATAGACATCTTGTTAATGCAAAGCAATGGGATATTGTCGGTAGTTACAGTAAAGAATATGATAAATTTGTTGTAGAATGTTATGACGATTATTTAATCGCATTGGAACAATCAGAAACTGAATTGTTTTGGGGCTATACAGACAATATCAATACCCAAAATTTCAATTTTGATTTGTATTTTACACATGACAACGAATATGATAGAAAAATAAATCACAATTTTATACATAGGGCAAACGGAAAAGATTACCGCAACGGGGTATTTTTGTTCAGCAAACACAACCCTGTAACACAAAGAGAAATTGAATTTAGACATATAGTTGATGCTAAAGAATGGGATATTGTTGCAAGTACTCCGATTAGATATCAGCGTTTTGTAATTGATGATTACAATGATTATTTGAATGCATTAGATTTGTCCAGCACTGAAATGTTCTGGGGCATTCCTAGTGACGTGCATGTTGCAATTGATTTTGAATTTGACTACTATTTCACACATGACAACGAGTACGATAGAAAAATCAATCATGTGTTTTTAAATGGAGAACACAAGGACGGCATTGTGCTGTTTAGTAAACATACGCCTGTAACACAAAAAGAAATTGAAAATAGATTTTATATAAACAAAAAAGATGTTGATGTTGTTGCAAGCACACCGATGCAATACGATAAATTTATAGTTGAAACATATGACGATTATTTAAATGCATTAGAAAATACAAAAACACAGATGTTTTGGGCAAGTAGTCGAAATATCAAATTAGACAAAGATTTTGATTTGAATTTATATTTTCCGCACTACAACAGTTATGACAGAAACATCAATCATGCATTTGTGCACAAAGTAGACAACAAAAGTTATTACAATGGATTGTTTTTATTATCAACTGCAAAACCATTAACTCAAAAAGAAATTGAATATAGACTTTTGGCAGAGCGCAAAGAATGGGATACTGTTGCAAGTGGACCAGTTGAATACGACAAGTTTAAAGTCAATAGTTATAACGATTATTTGTATGCAGTTGAAAATTCTCAAACAGAAATGTTTTGGATGATTCCTAATAAGATACAAGTGGACTTGAATTTTAATTTTGATGTGTATTTTGATCATTCACAAATATTTGAAAGACAGAACAATCATGTATTTAAAAACGGTGAATACTGGGACGGAATATCACTGGTAAGCAAACAAAGTCATATTACACAAAAAGAAATTAATATGAGGTTTCTTACAAACAAAAAACAGTATGATATTGTAGCAAGTACTCCGCTTTTGTACGATATTGTATTCATTAGTTATAATGAACCTACTGCTGATGAAAACTACAGTGCATTATGCAAAAGGTATCCTAATGCAAAGAGAGTGCACGGTGTTAAAGGCATTCACCAAGCACACATTGCGGCAGCAAAACTTGCAACAACAGAACTATTTTTTGTTGTTGACGGCGATGCAGAAATAATTGATAATTTTAATTTTGATTATTATGTTCCTGCATACGATCCTACTGGAAAGCAAAGTGTGCATGTGTGGAAAAGTCAAAACCCAATCAACGGACTAATATACGGATACGGCGGTGTAAAACTATTGCCAAGAGAGCTTACGTTGAATATGGATACAACTACCGCAGACATGACCACAAGTATTAGCAAATATTTTAAAGCAGTTAATAAAATATCAAATGTTACCAAGTTCAATACAGACGAATTTAGTGCATGGAGAAGTGCTTTTAGAGAATGTGTAAAACTAAGCAGTAAAACAATCAAAGGACAGTTGGACGAAGAAACTGAATTTAGATTAAATGCATGGTGTACTAGAGGCAAAGACAAGCCGTTTGGAATTGCAGCAATTGCTGGTGCAAAACACGGTAAGAACTACGGCGAAACAAATAGAAATAATTTAGAAGCATTAACTAAAATCAACGATTTTGATTGGTTAAGAAATGAATTTAACAACCTCAAAGATAGTTTCTAATTTTTGCTGATTGGTTTTACTGCGCAGCGTACTCAACAATCCTTTGTGTAGCGGCTTTGGCCAGTTGTCAAAACTTACCCATGCATACCCGTTGTGTTCGTTGTTTAGCACTGGTATAAATTCTTTTTCAATAACGCACAAATATGTATGAAACTGGAAGTGCTCGTCGTTGCTGATAAAACTTTCAAGAGGAATAGTTTTTTTGATGTCAGGAACGCTGCCAATTTCTTCTTCTATTTCTCTTTGTAAACCTTCCCAGGGTGTTTCTTTGTCTTCATTGGTTCCGCCAACAAGACCCCATACATGGTGTTGTTTACTTTTTGTTCTATGTAATAACAAAAAACGATTGGTGTCTAATGTATAAAACAGTGCACCACTACATACTATTTTCTTCATACAAATAGTTATGGATCGAGATAGATTTCCCAAGTACCAACTGGATACTCGCCTTCAAATGCTTGTAACCATTCGCTGCCAGTCCATTTGTATATTACATCTGTTGTGAGATTTTTTTGATTTACATCATTGGTGGTTGCAGAACTATCAAGCACTATATGCCAATTGTTGCCGTCCCACTCAATTACATCATTTGCGTCTGCTACAAAGTCACTGTTGTCAGAGTTCTTCCAAGCATCAGGTCCGTCGTACCCTGGATCACCTACACTGCTACTGTTGTTTATATCGCCTAGTGTTAGTACTCTAAATCCTGCAACTTTATCTGCTGTTGGATTATACACACCCGGATCAATGATTTTATCAAAACTGGTCCAGCTATTAGAATCTCTTGCTGGTCCTTCAACTACATCACCAGTGGGCAGTGTGTCTTGATCCCAATTGATATTAATTTTAAATTCGTCCAACGGATTAATAGTAAAAGTTCCTACAATAAATCCACTGTCAGTTCTCAAACGTATTTCGCTAACGTCAGCAACATATGTTCCAGGATAAGATTCGATTGGAAGCCTCCAGTTAACAGATCCGACACTGGTTCCGTTGATTAGCTGTCCTACAGTGCCTTGTATATAAATTCCGTAATCTCTATATGTGTTAGGCACAGTCGATCTTCCGTCTAATGTAGTATCAATGCGTGTTATAGTTGTACGGTCATTGTCGTCTTTTACAACATTTTCTACTGGTGGAAGGTTTTCTTCATAAGCAGTCATTTCTGGCATACTTAATCCTAGGTCAATAGTGCCCTTTTCTTCGTCCCACATATTAGCAATAACACTAGTGATAACGCCTAGTTTTTTAACTTTAGCAGGAGGTGTAATAAATATAGGAGTTTCAAAACTCATTGTGCCAATATCTATTTCACTGTCAACTCCTACGGGAATTGTCCTGTTGCTCCAGCGAATATCTGTTAAATGCAACACTGTTAAGCTAGTCCAATCAACATAATTGTCAGTTGTTTGCAATTCCAAACTAGGTCTAAACAGCACAAGTATTTGTTCTAGTATTTGTAGTTTTTGTTCAGTGTTGCTTGCCCATACATCAACATTCACACTTAAATTAAATGGAGCTGGGTACAAACGTTCAATTGTATAGTTTTTGCCTTGGGTGTTTAAATATTCCTGGCCTTCATCATCATATGCACGTTCTCGTACGTTAACTTTGTCAACAAAACTTGCATCGCTTGTTCTACTTCTGTCTATTTCTAAGTTTGTAATATACACTGACATACGCGGCACAGTAGGCAATTTGTTTTCGCTGTTTTCACGCATAATACCAGCAACCTGCCTTGTTAAGTCTCCGTATGTTACAGGAACACTTTTTAAGTTGCCGTTGCCATCTTGTACACTAAATCCGCCCATCAAACGAATAATTTGTGTTAAGTATTTTCTTATTTGTCCATCATAAAAGAACTGCATTAATTATCTGCCTTTGGTCTAAGTGCATTTGAAAGACTTTGCCTTTCAGATACTGTTTCGCCGCCAATTGTATTTGTATTTGTGTTGTTGATAAATGTTGCAACTTGTGTACGTTTTGTATCAGTGTTTGACATGTCTGTTCTTACTCCGTCATGCACCTTTGCCCATTTGGTACCGTCATATTTAAACAGTCGATTAGGCATGTAATCAGTTCTTAAGAAATAATCGCCAGGAGCGTTATCAATTGGAAAACTTATGCCGCTACCAAACACTTCTCCGTTGATACTGTCAATGCCTAACAAGTATCCTTTGTATCCATATCTGTCTGGTTTTTGATTTATTCTGTCAGCTGTAATACCGCTGCTAACATCTAGATCTGCAGAGTCGGCTTGTATAATTTCTGGATTGCCATTTTCATCTACTTGCAATGTATAAAAATGACTTATATCATATCCACTTAGCGGAGCATCAACTTCTGCTTGTGCAATCACTGCATTGCTTATTTGCATTTCGGTTTCGTATGTGCTCAATATATCTCTTAGTGTATTACCTTCTTCGTCCCCAGCAGGTAAATCTAATATTTCTGAATATTCTTGACTGTCGACAATTTGTTTGAGTTTTACTCTATACAAGTGCGGATACCAGGTTTGGCTAAAGCCTTCTGCTGCACGATTGACATCTTCAACCACATAATAACGTTTTAGTGCCACACTGTAATCGTTTAATGCGTATTCATCCTCTAGGTGAGGAAATTCAATTACATCTCCTGAAAGTATTTTTCTGCCCAATGTTTTAACACTGCTGTTGATATGTATGGTCATAAACAATGTGTCATTTTGTAAAAATAATCCAAATTGACTTAGATTAAAATCTGTATCACTAACATTATATATTGCTCGCATGGTATAAACATCGGGGTCATACTTGCGATCTCTATTTTCTAAAAACAACATATCCTGTATGTTGGTTTCTTTGACTGCATCGTATCGTGGTGTCGCCGCAGTTGATTGTTCTTCTGTAGGATTGCTTGGACCTAAATATTTGTGCACATTAATATCAGTGCCTCCAATACTAAATTGTTCGTAGACAACTTTGTCTAGGAATTCGTAGTCTCGTGTTTTGTTTGGTCTGTATAAACTAAGTCTTGGCATACTTATATTTAGCATAAATACATGTGGAGAACACAAATGGCAGACAGCAATTTAGTAACACAAAAACAAGAAATATTTGATTATGTACACGCCTTTCTTGGCGGAGGGATGGTAGACGTTGAACTTGACCCTATACATTATGAAACAGCATTAACCAAAGCTCTCACACAGTATCGTATGAGAAGCGATCACAGTGTAGAAGAAGCATATGTAACATTGAATCTAATCGAAGACCAAAACGATTACACTCTGCCTCACGAAATAATGGAAGTAAACAAAGTTTATAGACGCAGTGTAGGATCTCGCAGCGCAGGCGAAGGGTCGACACACGATCCATTTAATTTGGCATACACAAACGCATACCTATTGGCAGGCAGCGGAATGGGCGGCTTGGCAACTTACGAATTGTTTACACAACGCCAAGAATTGATAGGACGTATGTTTGGTGCTTTTATTGAATTTACATGGAACAATACAACTAAAAAACTTACTATATTACAGCGCCCACGCGGCGGCGAAGATGGCGAAGATGTGTTGCTTGAAGTATACATGTATCGTCCCGATAGTCAACTTCTAAACGACTATATGGCAAAGCAGTGGATCAAAGATTATACTCTAGCAGCATGTAAATATATGCTCGGTGAAGCTAGAGAGAAGTTTGCTACTATTGCAGGACCACAAGGCGGCACTTCACTTAATGGCGCAAGTTTGAAAGCTGAAGCTCAAACCGAAATGGAAAAATTAATAGCAGAAGTTTCCTTAGCTGTACCAGGCGGCACAGGCTACGGATTTACTATCGGTTGACAATTTAAAAGTTTTCTGTTATTATAATTTAATAACTAGGAGGCTTTTATGAAATCAAAACTATTGGTAATAGGACACGGCAGACATGGCAAGGATACTGTCTGCGAAATACTACGTGATAAGTACGATTATAGTTTTGAGAGCAGTAGTCAGTTCTGCTCCAAGTTGTTTATTTACGATCAGTTAAAGGACAAATATGGATACACTAGCGAAGAACAATGTTATGCTGACAGGCATAATCACCGAGCAGAATGGTATGATGCTATCTGCGATTATAATGTTCCTGATGCGGCACGTTTAGGCAGGGAAATGTTTACAGCCTATGATATCTATTGTGGGCTACGCAACAAGCGTGAATTTTTTGCAATGCAAAACACAGGCGTATTTGATTATGCTATCTGGGTAGACAGAAGCAACTATCTAATGCCCGAGTCAAAAGATTCGATGAGCTTAGAACAATGGATGGCAGATTACACCATTGACAACAACGGCACATTACAAGAACTAGAATTTAATGTAGATCAATTAATAACGCACTTGCATAGTTAAGTGCGTACTTAACCCCCCAAAATCGCTGTTTTCTCCCAGGATCGTATAAATAATATTATATTGAGATCCACGAGGAGAAATAAAACATGGCACTAGTATCACCAGGTGTTCAGGTAAATGTAATTGACGAGAGTTTTTATACTCCGGCAGAACCTGGAACAACACCGATAATTTTTGTGGCAACACAAGAAAACAAAACTAATCCGGGAGGCACGGGAGTTGCACCTGGTACACTAAAAGCAAATGCGGGCAAAGTATATTTGATGAGTTCACAGCGTGAGCTAGCAGAGACATTTGGCGATCCGCTATTTTATACAGATTCAAACAACAATCCAATTCACGGCGGTGAGCAAAACGAATACGGCTTACAAACAGCATACAGCTTTTTAGGTGTAGCTAACAGAGCATACGTTGTTCGTGCAGACATGGACTTGGCAGCTGTCACAGGTAGTGCAACTCCGACAGCCGGTAAGCCAACAGATGGTGCATATTGGTTTGACACAAACGACAGCACATATGGTGTTTTTGAATGGAATGGCGAAGCAGCAACATCAGCTACAGGCCAATCATTTGCCAATAAAACTCCTATTGTTATCACAGATTCAACACAAACAAGTGGCAGTTCACCGTTTACACCAAAAGGCAGTGTAGGTGCAATTGGCGACTATGCACTAGTAGCAGTATCAACTGTTAATCGCTTGTGGTACAAAACAATGGCAGGAGAATGGGTAGAAGTTGGCAGTGCTGACTGGAAAGCAGCATGGCCGTTTGTTGTAGGTGATGCAAATCCAACTGCAACTGCTACAGGCACATTGTCATTTGATCTAGGCGCTGGTGCGCTATCAGTAACAACAACTGGGCTAGATTTGGCAACTATTGTTGCAGACATCAACGGTGACGTAACACTAGCAGGTGCAGGTATTACTGCTATGGCAAGCAACAGCAGATTGGCAATTATGTATGACGGTTCTGCAGGAGACTCAATTGTAGTTGCAGGTACAACAGATTTGCTAACCGAGCTAGGAATTGGAGCAGGAACATATTACAACACAGAATTGTCGATTGCTCCACACACAAGTGTACCGGAGTACAAACTACGTGATGCTAATCCACGTCCAACTGGTTCTGTATGGATCAAAACAACTGAACCAAATCTTGGCGCAGTATGGAATGTTAAAACATATTCAGAAAGCACAGATTCTTGGACAATGCTAGATGCTCCAATCTACAGTGGTAGTGCAGCAGCAATCAGCAGTTTAGATGCATCCGGCGGCGGTGCAAATATCACAGTCGGTAGTGTTTATGTAAGATACAATCTTGCAGAAGACGATGAGCCTCTTGCAACATTTGAATTGCTAAGAAGAAATGCAGCAGGTAGTACTAAAATTACCAGTGCAGCAGTTACCAATACTAGCTTCACAGCTGGCACAAACACATTTACAATGCTGGAAACACTCAAAGGTGATGCAACTTATAGTAATGCAGTTACCGTAACATTTGCAGCAACCAACGATGCACAAACAGATGCCGATGCACTAGCAGGTGCAATCAACGGTGCTGGCGCAACCAACGTAACAGCAAGTGTAAACAGTAAAAAGCAAGTTGTTATTGAGCATAGACTTGGCGGTGAAATTAGAATCACTGATAGCACAAACAATCCAATTGGTGCTATTTTCACAGTGTTTGATGCAGACGATAATACAACTACTGCAAACTTGTATTATGTTCCTGGAACAGATGGTAATACTTCTCCTAGACAGTACCAAGCAAGCAACTGGGCAACATTGTCATACACTGCAAAAGACACCGAGCCAACAACAACACCAGCAGACGGTGCGCTATGGTACAGTAGTGTTATTGACGAAGTTGACATTATGATTCACAATGGTACAACTTGGGTCGGTTATCACAACTACGATCATACTGGAAATAGCTTAGTTGGCGCTAATAGCACAAACAACGCAACAGGTCCAATTGTAGCAGCGGTTGCTCCAACAAAACAGTCAAACGGTGTAAGTGCACTTGTTGAAGGCGACTTATGGGTTAGCACAGCAGATTTAGAAAACTTCCCACAAATTTATCGTTATACAAATGCTAAATGGGTATTGTTGGATAAATCAGATCAAACAACTGAAAATGGTGTACTATTTGACGATGCACGTTACAACACAGCAGGCGCAAACAGTGACGAAGCAGGAGAAATTGTAGACCTACTAACAAGTAACTACTTGGACCCAGATGCTCCAGATCCAGCACTATATCCAAAAGGCATGATTCTTTGGAACCTACGCAGAAGCGGATTCAACGTAAAACGCTTTGAGCGTGATTACATTGATGTTGATGGCGAAAACCCACGTGACAATGATGATTCGATGGCCAACTACTATCCACACCGTTGGGTAACTGAGTCGGCTAACAACGTTGACGGAAGCGGATCTTTTGGACGTAATGCACAGCGTAAAGTTGTTGTACAAGCGTTGCAAGCAATGCTTAATTCAAATGACGACATCCGCGACGATGAAACACGTCTCTTTAACTTGATTGCTACACCAGGCTATCCAGAGCTAATTGGCGAAATGATCAGTCTAAACTATGACAGAGGCTTAACAGCGTTTGTTGTAGGCGATTCACCAATGAGACTAACACCTACTACAACAGCAATTAGTGATTGGGCAACCAATGTTAACAAAGCAGTTGAAGACAACGATAGAGGACTGGTAAGCAGAGATGAATATCTTGGCGTTTACTACCCAGGTGGTTTCTCAAGCGACAACGCAGGCAACAACATTGTTGTTCCGGCTTCGCACATGGCACTACGCACAATTGCACTAAGTGACCAAGTTAGCTACCCATGGTTTGCACCAGCAGGTACAAGACGTGGTGGTGTAACCAATGCTACAGCAACAGGTTATATCAACAGTGAAGGCGAATTTGTTTCAATTGCACTCAACGAAGGACAAAGAGACACCCTATATCAAAACAATGTAAACCCAATTACATTCTTAAATGGTGCAGGACTTGTTGTATTTGGACAGAAAACTCGTGCAAGAAATGCAAGTGCATTGGATAGAATCAACGTTGCAAGACTTACAGTGTATCTACGTAGTCAGCTTAAGAAACTAGCAAAACCATATATCTTTGAACCAAATGACAAAATCACACGTGATGAAATCAAGCAGCAGGTTGAAAGTCTAATGGTAGAACTTATTGGACTAAGAGCAATTTACGATTATCTAGTTGTATGTGATGAAACAAACAACACACCAAATAGAATTGATCGTAATGAACTTTACGTTGATATTGCAATCGAACCAGTTAAGGCAGTTGAATTTATTTACATTCCGCTACGCCTTAAAAACACAGGAGAAATTGCAGGTTTATAAATCATTAAGTAGGGTGTTATTAATTTAGCACCCTACTATGATAAATACTTGTAACAAGGAGTTATACATGGCAATCTCATCATTATCAAAACTAACAGTACCGTTAGCAACAAACGACAGTGCAAGCGCTCAAGGCTTGCTAATGCCGAAACTACAATACCGCTTTCGTGTTACGTTAGAAAACTTTGGTGTATCGACACCAACAACAGAATTAACAAAGCAAGTAATGGACATTACTCGCCCAACACTTACATTTGAAAACATGGAAATTCCAGTGTACAACAGTAAGATTAATCTTGCCGGCAAACACACATGGAGCCCATTATCGCTTAACTTGCGTGAAGACGTTAACAATAACGTACAAAAACTAGTTGGCGAACAGCTACAGAAGCAGTTCGACTTTATGGAGCAAGCAAGTGCAGCATCAGGAACAGATTACAAGTTCCTAACACGTATTGAAATCTTAGACGGTGGTAACGGCGATCTAACACCAAACGTATTAGAAACTTGGGAGTGCTACGGTTGCTACGTAAACGAAGCAAACTACAATACTCTAAACTATGCAACAAACGAACCTGTAAGTATTACATTAAGTATCACATATGATAATGCAGTACAATCGCCAGAAGACACAGGCGTTGGTACAGATGTAGGAAGAACACTTGGTACAGCCGCAACAGGCGCAGGCTGATAACATCTAAAATGGTTGCCAAAATGAGGAGTGCACTTTTGTGTACTCCTTTTTTTATTATGTGCGCATTTTATAGAAAAGATAAATATTATTATGGCTAATCCTTTTAACGGTTTTTTTGATAACTTAATTAATGGCGCTCTAAGTCCGAAAGGAAACTTAGGCGACTATCAACATGCAAGCAAAGTGTTTGTCGATGGAAACATGCGACTAGCACCAAAGATGAAATATCTCTATCATGTGGTGTTGAACATTAATCCAAATATTACATTAAACAACACCAGCGGTTGGAATAACACTACAAAGAGAGAAATAAATTTGCTTTGTAAAAGTGTTGATTTGCCGAGTTTTAGTATGCAAACCGAAACACTCAATCAGTACAACAGAAAAAAAGTCATACAAACAGGTGTGCAATACGACCCAATTAACATGGTGTGGCATGACGACAATGCTGGATTAACCAACTTTCTTTGGAAAAACTATTTTAATTATTATTACAGCGATGCTAATCATGTACAACAAAATGCCGGTGCTCCAGCTGTTACCGATCCTGCATATTTAAGATCAGGTGGATTAAACAGTGGATACGATTCAGGCGCAGCAAGCATAAACAGATATGGACTAGATCGTCCAGGAAAAACAGACAACTTTTTTACAAGCATACAAGTGTTTCAATTGCATCCACAAAACGGACAAAGTACAAATACCAGCTTCACTTATATTAACCCTCTTATTGATCAATGGGACCACGATGAGGCCAATAGCGAAGCAAGTGAATTTGCAATCAACAGAATGCGTTTTAGTTACGAAGCAGTAATAACAGACAGAGATTATACAGATCTAGGAACCATACCTGCAGGCTTTGGCGATTATAGATATGATACTGCACCGAGTCCTATTAGTGCACAAGGAGGCGGCGGTAGCAGCTTCTTTGGAACAGGAGGCGTATTAGCAGGCGCAGCAACCACACTTGGAAATATACAAGACGGAAATTTATTAGGTGCAATTATATCGGGTGCAAACACAGTGCGCAACAGTAGAGGACTATCAACAGGCGGACTAATTAGAGAACTAGTCAGTACAGGTGAAGATATTGTAGTAAACAAAATCAACAATGTAAACTTTCCATCAGGATCGTCTGATAATACAACTACTGCAACACAGAGGCTATTGTAATGACAAGTACAGGAACAGTTATAGATACAATTGTAGAAAACAATGATGCAACTGTTAAATCCAAACAGTATTTTGACAATTATAAAAAAGACAGAATCAGTTATCCTAGCAATCAAGTTGATGCAGTAATAGGGTTTTTTGAAAGCAAAGGATTTGAGAAATCTGCTGCAATTAGTGTTGGAAGTGTTTTACTACAGCAAGCAAAGATTGATCAAATCAGCGTCATGGAATTGATCGATAAAATCAAAACGTTTGATGCTGCTAGACTCAATGAATTAGTTGGTGCAATCTTAAACAACAATAGAAGTAAAAATAGCGTAATTGGCTTCAAGGATCGGGAAGATGTTTCTAAGAACGTATATCGAAGAAACATTATATACTAATGGCAAAATATGCTCAGGGAAAATTCACCCCTAAAAACCCAGAAAAATATGTAGGCGGAAGATCTCCTACTTTTAGGAGCAGCTGGGAATTTGCATTTATGCGTTTTTGCGACGAGCATCCTAGTGTTAGCAAGTGGGCAAGCGAAGCAGTAAAAATACCGTATAGAAATCCGTTTACAGGAAAATACACAGTGTACGTTCCTGATTTCTTTATTGCTTATGTAGATGCAAACGGCAAACAACATGCAGAATTAATTGAAGTTAAGCCAGTTAATCAAACAAACATGGAAGGTGCTGGACGCAACAAACGTAATCAAGCACATGTGGTTCTTAATCAAGCCAAGTGGACAGCAGCAAATGCATATTGTAAACAAAATAATATTAAGTTTAGAATAGTCACTGAAAATGATATTTTCCACAACGGAAAACGATAAATAATAGTAGCATATAATGGAAAGTTACTATGACTAAAAAACTAGAAGATTTATTAAACCTGCCTGATTCAAAAGAAATGATCAAAGAAGAGCAATCAAAGCAACAACCAGCGATTACTGCACAAGACAATACATTTCGCGAAATTGAAGAACTTGATAAAATTGAAGCAGCATTGCCACAAGTTAAAGGGCTAGGAGAACTAGCCGATAAAGAGCTTAACGAAGTAGCTGATAAAGCAATGTCAGCATACGAAGACTTGATGGATTTGGGAATGAATGTTGAAGCACGTTACAGTGGTAGAGTATTTGAAGTTGCAGGAACAATGCTTAAAACCAATCTAGATGCTAAAGTTGCCAAGTTAGATAAAAAACTCAAAATGGTCGAGCTACAACTTAAAAAACAAAAGATGGACCAAGATAACTTTGGTAGTGACAACGGCTTCACAGAAGGCGAAGGATATGTTGTAACCGATAGAAACAGCTTGTTAGAGAAGCTTAAAGGCATCGATAAAGATAAATAGTATATAATAGGATCCTTACAATGACAAGTATAAAAGAAATTTTAACAGAATCGCACAAAACATATCCATGGAAAATTGGTGTTGCAGGCGACTTACCTGAAGGCTGTGAAAACCAAATTCGCAGTTGCATGGAAAAATGGACAGTTGCAAGCTGGACAAAAGGAAAGAAAACTCCAATACAAGAACGTCCACTAGACTTTCCGCAACTGGAAAATACACATGTGCAGTATTGGGATACAGAAGTACGCTATCCAACAACACGTGATACTATTCAAGAATACATTGCACAATGCTGCGATGTACCAGCAAGTCATGTTATTGTAAGACATCCAGAAGAGCCTCAAGAATTATATCAACAAGAAAAAGAAGATAAAGAGTACGAGACACTTCTTACAAAAGAAGACTTAGGCGGCGAAAGTGCACAAGAAGATGCTGGCGAAACACGCATCATGAGCCTACTTAAAGAATTAGAAACTGCACGTAAGGAACGAGATACCGGTGATAGTGGTTATAAAGCCGAAGCAGTAAAAGAAGAACCACAAAACAAAGAAAGCGTAGTGGGGAACTAAAATGCAAGATAAAACAATGCAAGACATTCTAAAAAACTTTTTAAGTGCTGGCGAAGCAAAAATGCCGGTAAGAGAATGCGGAGATATGGACCAAGGCGGCGTAACTCTTAAAACAAGTAGTGCAGGAGAAATGGCAGACATTCTTAGAGCACTTGCAGGTGTCGGCAGCAGCGACAAACCGGCTATGCCTCCTATGCCTCCAATGGGCATGGATGAACCAACTGATGCACCAATGCCAATGAAGTTACCGATGGTTGCACCAGAAAAAGACATGGATATGGATATGGATGCAGAAGATGCAGCTATTGAAGATTACGACAATGAGCCAGAAGAAGAATATATGGATGTAGATGATGTAATTCCAAGTGGCGACGACTTACACCGTAAGAAACCAATGGCAGCAATGCGTGTAAAAGATCCAGCAGTAGCAACAGAATCTATCAAAGATCGTTTGTGGGCAGCATTAAACGAAAAGAAATCAAAGTAAATCCTACCGATTGGACGAACGGCCAAATAGCACCCCTGGGTGCTATTTTTTTGGATAAGTAATATTATGTCAAAGTCATTAGATGGCGTCTTAATTAAGAAAGCCAACAAACAAGAAACATTTACAAACGCACAAGTTGAAGACTTGATGGCTTGCATGGATCCCGAAAACGGTTACATGTATTTTGCTCGTAAGTTTGCATACATTCAGCATCCTACAAAAGGCAAGCTATTGTTTGAACCTTTTGATTATCAATTAGGACTAATGTCTTCGTATCACAACTACAGATTTAACATTAACATGATGCCTAGACAAACAGGCAAAACTACATGTGCTAGTATCTACCTAGCATGGTATGCTATGTTTAATCCAGATCAAACAATTCTTATTGCTGCACACAAATACACCGGTGCACAGGAAATCATGCAACGTATTCGTTATGTATACGAAACGTGTCCTAATCACATACGTGCAGGTGTTACAAGTTACAACAAAGGCAGTATCGAGTTTGAAAATGGATCACGCATTATTTCGCAAACAACAACAGGCAACACAGGACGTGGTTTGTCAATCTCACTATTATACTGTGACGAGTTTGCATTTGTACAACCCAACATTGCTGAAGAGTTTTGGACATCAATTTCACCTACACTGGCAACAGGTGGTCGTGCTATTATTACAAGCACACCTAACTCGGATGAAGATACTTTTGCAACCATTTGGAAACAAGCAGAAAATAAGTTTGACGAATACGGAAACGAACGTGATGTAGGTGTAAATGGCTTCCACAGTTTTATTGCAGAATGGCACGAACATCCCGATAGAGATGAAGCATGGAAAGCTGAGGAAATTGGCCGTATCGGTGAAGAAAAGTTTCGTCGTGAATACGGTTGCGAATTCCTAGTATTTGAGGAAACGCTGATTAACAGTTTAAAACTTGCTGTAATGGAAGGCACTAATCCTGTGCTTAATATGGGGCAAACTCGCTGGTACAAAAAAATTGATCCAAAGAAAAACTATGCAATTGCATTAGACCCTAGTATGGGCACCGGCGGCGATAATGCTGCCATTCAAATTATTGAACTGCCTACATATGAACAAGTAGGCGAATGGATGCACAATCAGACTGCTATACCAGGACAAATTCGTGTATTAAATGATATACTAAAATACCTTGCTGAACAGCGTGGATCAGACAACGGTATATATTGGAGTGTGGAAAACAACGGACTGGGCGAAGCAGCACTAATTGTAATCAACGACTTTGGCGAAGAAAACATGCCAGGCTTGTTTATCAGTGAACCTATGCGCAAAGGACATGTAAGAAAGTTCCGCAAAGGATTCAACACCACACACGGTAGTAAAATAAGTGCATGTGCAAGACTCAAAACAATGGTAGAAAACGACAAGTTAACAATTTACAGTAAACCATTAATTAGTGAACTTAAAGCATATGTTGCCACGGGCAGTAGCTATCAAGCAAAACCCGGAGCATCGGATGACTTGGTAAGTAGCTTGATACTGGCACTGAGAATGATCACTGTTATGAAAGACTGGGATCCTGCAATATACAATTCATTTGTGCAAATTGACAACGAAATGGAAGACTACGAAGCACCTATGCCTATTTTTATAAGCAGTAGCTTTTAGATAAATAACTATATGAAGAAACTAGAACAAATATCAGCAGACTTGTTTAACAAGATTAGAGGACGTTTTGAAAACGTTACAATCGGAGATCAAGAAGGAAAAGTAACCAATGTGCCAGAAGATGCACGTTACTTTGATTTTGCGTATCTTGCTGACGGAGTTGACTTGGGAAAAGTAAGTGTAGCATTAGATCCTGATCAAGGACTAAGTGTTATTGTTGGTAGAGATTTAGTTCAAGGACAAATGGAAGACGTACAAGATGGCTGGTACAACTTTTTAAAAGAGTTGCGTGTTTTTGCCAAGAAACGTATGATGAAATTTGAAGTAAGAGATATTAACAAAAGCAATTTAAACAAAAGAGATTATGAATTCTTAGCACAAAATCGCAACGGAGAAAATACAATGGCCGAGTCAAAAATGTACGGAAACGATCGTACAAGTTTCCAAAAGATAGGCAAAGCAAAACTGGCAATCAAACACAGTGCGCCTATTAACCTAGAAAATGCAAGTAGCCGTACTAGCAAAATCAGTAAGATTTTTATTGAATCACCAGAAGGTGAAAAGTTTAAATTTCCTTACAAGCATTTGGCAGGTGCAAGAGCACTAGCACATCACATCAGCGAAGGCGGCCATGCATACGACGACTTTGGCAAATACATTACAAGTCTAAGTGAAGAAATGCACAAAATTCGCAAACTCAATACTTACATGGGTCGTAGCAGTGTGATGGCAGAAACACTAGATCAATACAGCGATGTGCTAAAACAGCGTGTAAGCGAAGTGCGTAAAGAAATTTCAAACTTGCAAAAACCTGCATATTATGCAGAAGCAGTAGAAAACTTTGTAGCAGTAGAAGCAGTGGAAGTTCCTGATGAAATTGCAGAAAACTGGATTGATCAACTTACTATCAAACAGTTTAATGAAGAGCTAAAAGATGTATTCCCGTATGTATACAAACTAGTAGGCGAAGCAACAAAGGCACAAGAACTGGATTTTGACGATGTTGTTGCAGAAGTAGCAGGTCCTAAAGATTGCTGGGATGGGTATAAAAAAGCAGGCACACAACCAGGCACTGGCAAGAACAAAGGCAAGCGTGTAAACAAGTGCGTTCCAGAATCAATTGACGACATGCTAGAAGCAGCAATAGAATCAATGATGGGTCAGTTTGCAGAAGACAAAGACGGCAGAATTGACACTAGGCATTGGCATTCAGACGATGAATACGATCCTGCATACGACGATGACGAAGATGAAGACGACACTGACGAAGCAGGCAACAGTATTGAAGAGCCAAAAGAACAAAAAACTCCAATCGGTGAGTTCATTCTATCGTACTTTGATAGAGAAAACGGAACTTTTCCAAAAGGCGAAACAGCAGTACTTACTATGGTAGAAAAAGACTACGGAGAACAATATGTTGAACCGGCTGCTAGATTTATCCAAAAAGTAGAATCAATGGTAGCAGAACGCAATGCTGAACAAGTAGAGTTGAGCCGCTATCCAGAGACAGACAGAATTAAATCGTTAGCTGGGTTGTAATCAGCTAACAATTTAAAAATCTTGTCATAAAACACTTGACAAGTCATAACTAAGTGTGTAGTATGTAAGAGTGCTACACAAAAACAGGCACAGTGTAGAAATACACACAAGCACATAGGCAAAACATTTAGGAGGCATAACTATGGCATCATTAGCAGAAATTCGAGCAAAGCTCGCAGCACAAGAGTCAAACGCAGGCGGCAATCGCACATCAGGCGGTGACAATGCAATTTACCCATTTTGGAATATGAACGAAGGCGAGCAAGCAACGCTCCGTTTCTTACCAGATGGCAATCCTGACAATACATTCTTTTGGGTAGAACGTTTGATGATCAAACTTCCGTTCTCAGGAGTTAAAGGGGACACAAGTTCACGTCCAGTACAAGTACAAGTACCGTGTATGGAAATGTACGGAGAATCTTGCCCAATCCTACAAGAAGTACGTGGTTGGTTTAAAGATCCAAGTCTTGAAGATATGGGTCGTAAATACTGGAAAAAGCGTTCATACATTTTCCAAGGCTTTGTAACAGACAATCCTTTGAAAGAAGATACTACTCCAGAAAATCCAATTCGTCGCTTTATTATTGGACCACAAATCTTCCAGCTTATCAAAGCAGCACTTATGGATCCGGACATGGAAGAACTGCCAACAGATTATACTGCTGGTGTTGACTTCCGTCTTTCAAAAGGTTCCAAAGGTGGATACGCAGACTACGGTGCAAGCAACTGGGCACGCCGTGAACGTCCTTTAAGCGACAATGAAATGGCAGCAGTTAACACACACGGCTTGTTTAATATGTCAGACTTCCTTCCTAAAAAGCCAGACGAAACAGCAGTAAAAGTTCTTACAGAAATGTTTGAAGCTTCTGTAGACGGCGAAGCATATGATCCAGATCGTTGGAGTCAATACTTCCGTCCAGCAGGTATGGCTGCACGTACAGGTGATCCAAACAATCGTCCTGCACCTACACCAGCAGCAGCACCTGAGGCAGCACCTGCGCCAGCAGCACCTGTGGCAGAAACTACAAACGATACAGGCTGGCAAGAACCTGCTGCGCCAGCAACACCTGAGCCAACTCCAGCACCAGCAGCAGCACCTGCAGAAGGTGGCGGTGCTCAGGACATTCTTGCAATGATTCGTTCACGTCAAGGTTGATAGCAAACTAAAATGGGTTGCAGTTAATGATTGCAACCCATATTGTATTTGGCTTTTTAGGAGAATTTAATGGCTAGTAAAACATTCGATCCAACGAAGTTCCGTAATTCGTTGACAAAATCTATTACGGGTATGAGTGCAGGTTTTAACGATCCAACTGATTGGATTAGTACAGGCAACTTTGCACTTAATTATTTGTTAAGTGGTGACTTTCAAAAAGGTATTCCGCTAGGCAAAGTGTCAGTGTTTGCAGGCGAATCTGGCGCAGGCAAATCATATATTGTAAGTGGTAACATTGTACGTTATGCACAAGAGCAAGGTATTTTTGTTGTTCTTATTGACAGTGAAAACGCACTTGACGAAACATGGCTACAAGCACTACAAGTAGACACAGACGAAAGCAAACTTCTTAAACTAAACATGGCAATGATCGATGACGTTGCTAAAACTGTTAGTACGTTTATGGAAGACTACAAAGCTATGGCCGAAGAAGAACGCCCAAAAGTATTGTTTGTAGTTGACTCACTTGGTATGCTTATGAGCCCAACTGAAATGGACCAGTTCCAAAAAGGTGATATGAAAGGTGACTTTGGTCGTAAGGCAAAAGCACTCAAAGCACTAGTAACAAACTGTGTTAACATGTTTGGTAGTTACAACGTAGGTATGTGTGTAACCAACCACACATATGCATCACAAGACATGTTTGATCCAGATGACAAGATCTCAGGTGGTTCGGGCTTTGTGTATGCAAGTTCAATGGTTGTTGCTATGAAGAAACTCAAACTAAAAGTAGACGCAGACGGCAACAAAACATCTCAAGTACATGGTATTCGTGCAGCGTGTAAGGTAATGAAAACACGTTACAACAAACCGTTTGAAAGTGTACAAGTTGAGATTCCATATGAAACAGGCATGGACCCATATTCGGGTATGTTTGATTTGTTGGATGCAAAAGGCTTGCTAGAGAAGCAAGGCAATCGTTACAAGTATATTATGAGTGACGGCGAAGAGATCCTTGAGTTCCGCAAGCGTTGGACAGGCGATCTACTCGACAAAGTTATGGCAGATCTACCAGCTAAAGAAGCACAAGTTGCAGCAGACGCAGCAGAAGCTGATCGCCTTGCAAGAGAAGCAGAATTAGCTGAGTTAGAAGCAGAATTGGTAAATACCGATGATAACCTAATCGAGGAAACTGCGGAAAATGAATGAAGAACAAATTGCTGATATTTGGACAATGTTTAAACCCAACTTAGATAAAAAGCAAATAGAACTTACTGCTGAAAAGTATGTAGATCTACTTGCTGATTATGGAGTAGACGACATTGTTTTAAAAGAGTGTTTGGGCAACGACAAGTATCTAGATAATGCAATACAGTATTATCTAGACCTTGACGCTGATATTGACAACGACGACGAAGATTGGGATGAGTAATGGCCGGATGGTATAGCCGTGTTAGTCGCAACATAGGTGAAATCCCTGCTGCAATACAATACTTTGAAACTGAACTGCAACACGCACGTATTGAGTGTAAACTTACAGGCAACGTTGAAAAGGCCGCAGCAGCAATGCCAGGTATTGTAGAATACCGTTTTAATCAACTTCAGGAAATTGAAGCAATTCTTGAATTCATGAACATCGAGTTGCGCAAATTGCGCAGCTCGTTTTTTAAGAAATATTTAGAAAATTATCAACGTGCATTAAGCAGTCGCGATGTAGAAAAGTATGTCGACGGTGAACAAGATGTTTGCGACTACGAAAAAATCATCAACGAGTTTGCTCTAATGCGCAACAAGTGGTTGGGTGTATTAAAAGCACTTGATCAAAAGCAATGGCAAATTACAAATGTAGTTAAACTACGTGTAGCAGGAATGGAAGACGCTACGCTTTAAACCACAAGTAATCAACATGTTGTTGTACAATAAGTTGATATCCTAATCCTATCATATAATTGTAGTAAGTCATATCGCCTGACTTACTACCGTTATCTTCCATACAAATATAATGAATTTTTTGTGTGTTCCAGTCAATACAGTCCATAATAGTAAGTTCTGCACCTTCAACATCAATCTGTAAATAGTCAATTTTTTTAGGCAAATTCAATCCATTCCATGTCTTTGTAGGAACAGTAATAGTTTCTGCTAGATTTAATCTATCCAAGTGGTATTGATCAAGTGTTTCTTTGATACCATTCCATGCAGGATCATTATTGTATGTTGCAAATTCAATAGTTGTTTCTTCCTTCCAAATTGCAACATTTTCGCAACGGCACTTTCTATTTTTTACAAGCTGTGCATAACTAGCAGGAGTAGGTTCAACACAAATGCCTTCCCAGCCTGCTTGTTCAAGTATTATAGTGCTGTTCTTTTTTCTACCGTCAAATGCACCAATTTCTGCATAGTATCCGGGCTTGTTGTTTTTCCATACTGCATCTTTGAATATTGCAGTCATTCTAGGGTGTTTCATATTGATATCCAAACATTTTTATTTCTTCATTGTATTTATTATATACATAGTTAATTGTGTCAGTTGTGTAATAATTTTTGTAATTACTTCTTTTGGTTTTGTTTATGTGAGGTAATGGAGTATCGGTATGCAATAAATCCTGTATTTTTTTAAAATCGTTAATTAAATTTTCAAATTTAATCACATAGTCAACATTTAAAAATTTATTTTGTGGAGTTATATGTCCGTTTTTTAACCAATACTCAAATCCGTTGTCTAAAAAATTTTTCTTTTGATATTGTAATTTGGCATTATATTTGTCTTTGCAAGTATTAATAAGATACGGCTTGTCTTTTATTAAGGCCAGATTGTGTTCTATTTTTTTATATTCGTAAAAATACGAACTTACTGCCCAGTCCCATGGATTGCGTACTACTGCAAAACTATATTTTATATTAGGAAATTTTTCTTTAGCTTGATCTAATGTGCAATGCAATTTCCAGTGAGTGCAGTCGGTATTTTCTAACAACCATTTTTGTATACTACTGCCGCCGGTTTTTGGATTGTGTATAAAACATATATTGTGAGAATTTACAAATATTGCCATAAAAATATTTATCAGTAAACTACGCATATAAATACAGCATGAAAACTGTATTTGTATCAGGTGGATTTGATCCACTACATAGCGGACATATTGAATATTTCAAAGAAGCTAAAAAACTAGGTGACAAGCTGGTAGTTGGACTGAATAGTGACCAATGGCTTGTAAACAAAAAAGGCAAGCCTTTTATGCCTTTTGAAGAACGAGCAGCAATTGTAAAAGAGCTGTCATGTGTCAACGAAGTTGTATTAGTGGAAGACGACGACAACGGCGGCACCACAAAAGCCATCGGGTATTTGTTGCAAACTACAACTGGAAAAATAATTGTTGCCAACGGCGGCGACAGAGTCGACGGCAATATTCCAGAGCAGGATTTATACAGCGATTGCAAAGATGTAGAGTTTGTGTTTGGTGTTGGCGGCGAAGATAAAAAGAATTCCAGCAGCTGGATACTCAAAGAATGGAGTCAGCCAACTACAGAACGTGCATGGGGTAGATACACTGTGTTAGACAAAGGTACCGGCTGGCAAGTCAAACAATTGGCATTTGACAGCGGCAAGGCATTGAGTGATCAGCGACATTTTAAACGCAGCGAACACTGGCATGTCGTAGAAGGCGATGTGCAGATGACACTAGAATATCCAAATGGCGACACAGAAACTAAATTATACGAAGCAGGCACTAGCATAGACATACCTGTGCTAACTTGGCACAAAGCAGTTAATACAGGACCAATTACTGCTAAAGTCATTGAAGTGTGGATGGGAAATGAACTATCCGAAGAAGATATTGAAAGAAGAGATTAATGAAAGTATTTGTAGGCTGGGACAGCAGAGAAGATATTGCATATCAAGTGTGCAAGCATAGTATTGTAAGTAAACAGCCACATGCTACTGTTATTCCTCTTAAACAAAATGAATTGCGTGAACAAGAGTTGTATTGGAGAGACGTTGATAAGCTAGCAAGCACAGAGTTTACATTTACACGTTTTCTTATTCCCGAATTAACAGAATACAAAGGATGGGCAGTGTTTATGGATTGTGATATGATCCTTACTACTGACATTAAAGAGCTATTTGATCAAGCCGATGACAAGTATGCTGTTATGTGTGTGCAACATGATTACACTCCAAGAGAAGGTGTAAAGATGGACGGCCAACAACAGACTGTGTATCCGCGCAAGAACTGGAGCAGTGTTATGCTGATTAACTGCGGTCATCCTAGCAATCAAGCAGTTACAAAAGAATTGGTGAATGATCCAGAAATTACCGGAGCATACTTGCATAGATTTAGTTGGCTTAAAGATGAAGAAATTGGCGAGTTAAATCATACATGGAACTACTTAGTGGGTGTGTATGACGACATTGAAACCCCAAAACTAATACACTATACAGAAGGCGGCCCTTGGTTTGAAAACTACAGAAACTGCGAAAAACACAACTTATGGAAAAAAGAATTATGGCACATGATGGAACAGTAGACAAAATGTTTGCACTAGTAACAAGTATGAATAAACCGTATTATAATCATTGTGGCAAATTGATGATTGAAAGTTTTGAAAAGCATTGGCGAGACATCGATCTTTATTGTTACAATGAAGGGTTTAAGTTCAAGAGCAAACGTTGGGCACTAATGGGATGGGAACTAGGAGAAACTTATAATAGTTTTTATCGTCGCTGGACATCTAAAAATCGCAAAATTACAAACTTTGGCAAGAAAGCATTTAGTATTATACATGCTATGAAAAATATTCCTTGTGACTGGCTTATTTGGGCAGACGCAGACAGCGAAGCAACAAGAGATATAAACAAACAGTTGCTCGAGCTAATGGCAGATCCACAATATCTAAGTGTACACTTTGGAGTTAAGCATACTGTAGATGATAAAACATACTTTAGTTGCGAAACTGGGTTCTTTATGCTGAACACACACCACCCTCTTTACAAAGAATTTTGTGAAACTTATGAATCGATATATGCAAACGACGACAACGAAAATCTTCGTAGATATTACGACGGAGAAGTATACGGAGAAACTGTGTTGCGTATGCAGGCAAAGGGCGCAAAAATGTTAGACTTAAACAAAGGGCATGTTCATAAAACACCAATTCCGCGTAGTGTTATAGGCCCTTATATCAGTCATTACAAAGCAGGATTGAAAGACGAAGTTGACTTTGAAGAGAAGATCAAAGAAGCAACACAACGATGATTTTTTGGAGTAAAAACGGCAAGGATGCTTTTATCAATGCTTTTGCAAAAGGGTGTAATTCTCCTGTTGTAGAAGATGTAGATAAAGATACGCCCGAGCCGATTATCTTCCGAAGCATTGTAAAAAAAGATTTAATAAAATATAGACTCGAGCACAACTTGCCGTTTTATTATATGGACAGCGGATACTTTGGAAACTACAAAAGCCCAAAAAATCCCAGCGGCACAAAGCAGTGGATGCGCATTGTTAAAAATGGATTACAACACAACGAAGTTAAACAAGTTTCGTCAACTCGCTGGTATGAAAATTTCAACTATCCAATACAACAACAAACACGCAGAGGCAAGCATATTCTCTTGGTATTGCCTAGTGAAAAGCCTTGTAAATTTTATGACGTTGATTTAAAAGACTGGACTGAGCAAACTATTGCTGAAATTAAAAAGCACACAAACAGGCCTATAAAAATTAGAGCAAAGCCTGATACAAGAGCTGCTAGATTACAAAATACTATTTTTGATGATTTGGATAATTGCTGGGCTATGGTAACATACAACAGCATAGCAGCAGTTGAAAGTGTTATGAGCGGAGTACCGGCTTTTACACTAGCGCCCACAGCAGCAGACCCAGTATGCGACAAGGATTTGTCCAATTTAGAAGATCCGACTTTGTATCACAAAGATCAACTACGTGCATGGGCATATCATTTGGCACACGGACAGTTTCACATAAGTGAACTAAAAAGCGGCGCGGCATTAAGGATGTTGGAAAATTATGAAAGTAGTTAGTTTCGAAAAAGTTATACCTCAAAAAAATACCAGCCAAGAAAAAATCAACATCATTTATAATTTTATACAGGGTGTACAAGCAGCTGGCGATAACGGAAGTGTAAACAAAACGTTTGATTATGAAAATTGTGATGTTGCAGTTATACAAGGCTGGCAACACGACAAGGGCAAAACTGCTCCACATTTAGCACTGCGTCAAAAAATCATTGACACACAAGTTAGACATCAAAAGTATACTATTACAGGTGATAGTAATTTGTTCTTGTATGCAAACAAAAGCAACCAACCTCACCATTATCTTAGATATAGTTTTAATGGAATATTTCCAACAACTGGAATATATTGTGACGATGTAATTGATCCAAAAAGGTGGCAGCAGATCAGCAAAGATTGCAACATAGGATTAGAAAAGTATAAACGCAAAGGCAAAAACATTGTATTGTGTTTGCAACGCAATGGAGGCTGGAGCATGAAGGGCGAGGATGTGCAATCTTGGGCTATTAAAACAATTGGAAAAATACGCTTGCATACTGATAGGCCTATTGTGCTTAGACCACATCCTGGCGATAGCAAAGCAATGTCTTATTTGGGCAACAGGTTTTCAAGACTTGCAAACAAAGGTGTGTACATATCAGCACAAGGCACCCCACTAGAGAACGATTTACAGAAAGCATGGGCAGTGGTTAATCACAACAGCAGTAGCATTGTTGGACCAGTAATACAAGGTTATCATGCGTTTATTACAGATCCAGAAGATTCGCAATGCAAAGAAATTGCAGATACTGATTTTAGCAACATCGAAACTCCAAAGGAATTTGATAGGCAACAATGGCTAGAAAGAATCAGTATGTTTCATTGGAAATTTGATGAATTAAAAGACGGATCATGCTGGCGCCACATGCGAAATTATTGCCAGTAAGCCTCTGTACGGTTTATAACTAAGTCAGTTTGTTTGCTGCGGCCTTCAAACTTTCTTCCACCCTTCATATGATCCAAGTACGCACCAAGACCGCTGTTGATCAATGGATGCCCTTCTCCGTTGATAATATCTCCGCTGATATTGTGTACAGCATCATTAGGATGTTTATTTTTAATTTTCTTTAGTACTTCGTCAAACACATAACTATCATGCCATTCTTCCATTTGAAAAATGCCGTACTCTGCATGCTCGTAAGCATGTTCAAAATCCTTTAAGAATTTTTGACCTGTAGGATGCTTTAAATTGATTCCGTAAAATCCGCACTCTGGCCATTTACGTCCTCTACCGAGATAACTTAAAAATGCTCTGTCTGGCAAAAAACTTTTAAATGCTTTATAGTCAAACGGTGAATGTACATAAGTGTCTGCATCCATCCAAACTATCCAGTCACTGTTGCATTTTTTTGCAGCGTCAAACACCGCATACACTTTGTTGGAAAATCTCACCGCATCCCATTTGAATTCTTTGTGCCAATCCCTTGGACGTTTTGCTTTTATTTCAGGAGGACATTTACCATTGGCTTTTGGAACATTTTTCCATTTTTCTTTAAATGCAACCAACTGCGGCAATTCTTTGTGATGATCAAATACATGTATTCTTGTGTCGCTTGTTTTTGGTATGCAATCTTCGGCATACAAATACAAATCAATCTCTGGTGAAATGTTTTTACTAAAACTGTCGACAAATCTCTGTCCGTAAACATCTAATACGGGTTTATGGAATGTTGATACTACAGAAATTTTTGTCACTTGCTTGTCCTTGTTAAATATATGTATGGTATTTAACAATGAGATTTAGTTTATTCAAGCAATATGGTGCACTAAACAGCAAGCCTGTTTTTGAAGCATTTGAACACAGTTTGCAAAAAGCCGGGCACATTATTTGCGAAGATGATATGCACAGTGATGTTGCAGTTATTTGGAGTGTGTTGTTTAACGGAAGAATGACAGGCAATAGGCCCATATACGAATACTACACTAGGACTGGTAGAAATGTTATTGTGTTAGAAGTTGGCGGAATCAAAAGAGGAACAACATGGAAGGTAGGATTGAATGGAATTAACAGGGATGCTTATTTTGGGGATATGGGTAATAGCAGTGATCGGGCTTGCTTACATTCACTGGAACTAAAACCTTGGCGCACAGACGGCGAATATATACTAATATGCGGGCAGCATGATAAAAGTTTACAATGGCGCAATATGCCAAGCATGAGCAACTGGTTCTTAAACACATACGACGAGATACGCAAGCACACAGATCGTCCTATTATATTCCGTCCACATCCACGCTGTAGACTAGAACACATAGAGCGTGGACTCAAACACGTATATAGACAAGATCCAGTAAAGATAGGCGGTACATATGATGATTTTGATATGGGCTTTGATAACGTACATTGCACTATTAGCCACAGTAGCAATCCTGGGATACATAGTGTACTCAATGGTGTTCCTGCTTTTGTTAGCAACCATAGTCTTGCTTATGATGTAGGCAACGACATAGACTTCTTGCACAACATCGAAAATCCTCTAACACCAGATAGAACACAATGGCTCAATGATTACGCATACACTGAATGGACAGTTGAAGAAATTGCACAAGGTATTCCACTGAATAGATTGACACCTAACCTATAATCTGTTATATTAACAGTATGATTTACATTGAAGATTACTTACAGCACTACGTGGAAACAATCGGCGTTTCTGACAACAACAAGCAAATACTCGAAAGCATCAATAGGCAGTGCAACAAAGGAACAGCACTCACTGATCGCCAATATGAGTTGGTAAAATCCAAGTTGCTCGAAGTTGCAGAACTAGAGTTGTTCACCGGCAACGAACCTACTAGAATGCCTTTGCGAGAAATAGATCGCAGCAAGTACATTAAAATTGTAGACAATGTCGAAGTCTATGAATCTAAACAAGTATATGAATCTTATAAAAGTAATTGGCAATGGATCAAAGTGAGATTTCCTTTTTCTAAAAAGACAATTATAAGTTTAGAAACAATTGCAAACAAATACAGAAATATATATTATCATGCCAAAGGTTCGCATGAACATTATTTTAAATTTACACCTAATGTAATATTAGACTTGCTGGATGAATTTTCAAAAAAAGATTTTGATATTGACAACGAGTTGTTGACTGTTTATCGTGAAGTAGCTGATATAAAGAACAATCCAAAAAATCATATTCCTGGATTGTGGAATGGCGAACTTCAAAATTTTAAAAATGATATATCGTACCTAACTGATGATTTATCTCTAGTTCAACTTATTGACAGAAAAAAGCAACTGGGTATCGAATATATTACAGGCGAGACACCTAGCGGCCTTGTCGGTGAAATATGCAATAGAACTGAAAATACTATTGTTGCAAATTCACAACAATATTCCTTGGATAAAGTCATCTCAAGTATACATGAACTAGATAGATTTCCTTTGCTAGTGACATTAGATCAAGGACTTGAGTTAGATCAAATAACTAGAGTTTATAACTCGTTAAAATATCTAATACCTAGTAATCAGCATTGTGCACTAACAAGAGTTGATGGCTCCGACGATTATAACTTCAACGATTTTGTTAAAGACAAGCAATTGAACAATTGGCTTGACAACACTACAAAAGTAGTGTATATTAGTAAGAATAAACTACCTAAACTTTTAGTTAAAGAAGATTGGGTACCACAATGCACACTAATGTTAACAAGTACTAGAGCAACTACACTTGTTGCTATATATGTTAACGACAAGTGCGATTTAACAATTGCACACGATACAGAAAAAAGTTATTTTTGGAGAGCTAATAGTGCCTACTTGTAAACTGATTATCGAAGACGAGGTAAACATCAAGATCGAAGGCCTTGATGTAGATGTTCGTCGTAAGCTGGCAAATGCTCTCAAGTTTGAAGTGCCGTATGCAAAATATATGCCCCAGTACAAACTAGGACGCTGGGATGGCAAGGTTGCTTTCTTTGGTATTGGCGGCACAGGGTATGTCAACCACCTTGATGTTGTTAGTGAAGTGCTGGCAAAAAACAATGTACAGATAGTCGACATTGATGACCGTAGACATCCTATTGACTTAAACTTTCCACAAGTTACAGAACGCTATTGGGCAGACCAAGGAGTATGCTGGCCAGAAGGTCATCCAGTAGCCGGCGAAGAAATTATTTTACGCGACTATCAAGTAGAAGCAATCAACAACTTTGCAAACAATCCACAGAGTCTACAGCAGATTGCAACAGGCGCAGGTAAGACTATTACTACAGCAACGCTATCACACATGAGTGAAAAGTATGGACGTAGTTTGGTTATTGTACCCAACAAAAGCCTTGTTGAGCAAACTGAAGAAGACTATATTAACTGTGGGTTGGACGTAGGAGTGTACTTCGGAGACAGAAAGCAACTAGGTAAGACTCACACTATTTGCACTTGGCAGAGTTTGAATATTCTCGACAAGAAGCACAAGGACGGATCAGCAGTGTTATCATTGGCTGAGTTCTTGGAAGGTGTAAGCACTGTTATTGTTGACGAAGTACACCAAGCCAAAGCAGAGGTGCTTAAGAACCTGCTCACTCGCAACCTACGTAACGCTCCAATCCGCTGGGGACTAACTGGCACAGTGCCTAAAGAGAAGTTTGAGTTTGAAAGTATTCATGCTAGCTTAGGTCCTGTAATTGGACAGATTACAGCAAAAGAATTACAAGACAAAGGCGTACTGTCAGAATGTCATGTCAATGTTGTGCAGCTAATTGATACTGTAGCACACAGCGGATATCAAGAGGAATTAAAATATCTTGTTACCAATCAGGCAAGAATAGAATATATAGGCAAACTACTTAACACAGTTAAGGAATCAGGCAACACACTTATACTAGTAGATAGAATTAGCGCAGGCGAAATGCTTGCAGAACTTATTCCAGGCAGCACGTTTGTAAGCGGTGCTGTTAAGAACAAAGACAGGAAAGAAACATACGATACAATCCGCGAAGGAACCAATGAAGTAATTATTGCTACATATGGAGTTGCAGCAGTTGGACTTAACATTCCTCGTATTTTTAATCTTGTTCTCATTGAGCCAGGAAAAAGTTTTGTAAGAGTTATTCAATCAATTGGTAGAGGCGTAAGAAAGGCAAAGGACAAAGACTTCGTACAAATATGGGATCTTACAAGTACTTGTAAGTATGCGAAGCGGCACCTTACTCACCGTAAAAAGTTTTACAAAGAGGCGCAGTACCCATTCACAATCGAAAAAGTGGAATGGAAATAAATGAGAATACTCACACTAGAAAACACATCATTTGAATTAAACAAATTGCCTGACAATATCGAAGACGATATACGATTTGCAGTACTAGACAACAGCAACGCCGACGATCCAGATTTCTTCTTTAATCCGTTGATTTTTTTAGAAAGTTTTAATTCGCCGGCAATTGTATTAGAGATCAACGGACACGAGCTTACAATGCCACTGGATTGGTGCCTAGCAGTAGGATGTAGTCAAGCAGGCAGCGATTTAGAAGTATTGCCTTTGACTAGTTTAAATGATAGAGGCTTTGAAGCATTTTTATTCAATCCGTTAACAGGTACACATCCTAAATTTGGAAAAATTGAAACTGTTAATTTTTACAATGATGTAAAATGGTTCTTTCCTAAGATGCGCAACGGACACTTGTTGAGTGTTCCTATTACACAAGGACACAAGCCTGAATGTGCATTTTTTGTAAAAGATATAAACAGACAAAGTGAAGTTATTGACTTTGGTAAACTATTATAGGAGACAACATGAAGGCAGGAAAGATTTGGGGTCAGACAGAACTGATCCACGCAAACGGTGTACTAGAGTTTCACCGTATTGAATACAAAGCAGGATACAAGTGCAGTGAACACGAACACCAGTTTAAATGGAATGGGTTCTTTGTAGAGTCGGGCAAGATGATTGTTCGTGTATGGCAAGATGATCAAGGACTAGTAGATGAAACTATTTTAGGCCCAGGCGACTTTACACAAGTCAAGCCAGGTAAGATTCATCAGTTTGAAGGCGTCGAAGACGGTGTAGCATTTGAACTGTACTGGGCTGAATTCAATCACGATGATATTGTAAGACGCACAAGTGGTACAGAAGTCAACTAATTTTACCTTTGCTTCTACTATGAATCAAGAATATTTTGATGTAGTAGGAGCAACTATGATTGACAGTTTTCTACAGTATACACCAAAAGATTTTGAACTTAGAATATATGCAGAAAACATAATATGTTCTTTGCCTTTGGACAACAGAATAACATACTACGATTGGAATGTCAGTTGTAAGTCTGCATGGCAAGCATACAAACGCAAAACCGATGATGCAAAAAATATCAAGTTTGCAAAAAAAGGTTTTGCGTTTTTGCATGCAATGAAAACAGTTGACACTAGATATCTAGTGTGGATCGATGCAGACATACAATTTTTAAAACACACAAGTGTTGATTTTTTTCTTAAAACTATCAACAAAAATTTAATTGGATTGTTTGATCACAGTTATTTAAACAAGCCTGGATATAGTGCAGAAAGCGGCTATGTAATTTTAGATACTGCTCACAAAGATTATACAAAGTTCGTGGAGTTGTATGAACATTATTATACTGTAGATACAAAACCCAAAGAGATTGAATTATGGTATGACGGACAAGTTTGCATGTTAGCAGCAAGTCATTTTAAAAAGGTTTACAATCTTTCAAACATAGCGTATAATAAAACTACGCACACGCCGATGAACGAATCGTTGATGAACAATTTTATGATTCATCACAAGGGCAAGCCTGCAAAAAGATATATAAGGAACTCTAAATGACTATTGGTATTTTTGGTGACAGTTATGCACTAGATTATCCAAACTCGTGGATTTCTTGTCTGTCTACAAATATAAACAAAGAATTTACAAATTACAGTGTAGGCGGCAGTAGTTTTGATTATTCGTATCATCAATTTAGAAAATACAACCATTTACACAATATGATTATTTTTGTTGTAACTAGCACCAGTCGTGGCAGCATTTTTACAACAAAAAACAATAGAATTTTACATTTGGCATTCTATCAAAATTCTAGTATTGCAGATTTAAAATCAATGAACAATGACGAGGATGTGCCGAACACATTTTCAAAACCTGCTGAAACTTGGAACAAGCGTTTGATAAACACTATCAAAGGCGAAATTAACAAAAGTGTATATTACGATAGTAACATCATGTACCATACAGCATATTTAGATAGTATTAAATATTTGCGTCCAGATGCTCATATTATTTTTGCGTTTGATTTTCCTACACTACATTACGGCTCAATGTTTAATATAAGTAAAATAGATTATAATAATTTAAACCTTCCTGAGGACGAGGACTTTAGGCCTTGTCATATGAGCTACCAGCAAAACATTGAATTTGCTAATTACATGCAACAGCATATTGAAACTGATTTTGATATTCACAGCACTATGATTAAACCTGAAAGGTTTTATACAGCATCAAAAAACAAAGAAGACGCAAATTGGATATGAAAACATTAGTAACTGGTTCACATGGGTTTATAGGTAGTCATTACTACAACTACCTAAAACAAAACAACGCAGATGTTGTTCCGTGTGATATAAAAATTAGAGGCGAAGATTTAGCAAATCCGGATGTTACAAAACACATGCCGGACTTTGACGTTGTTGTGCACCTTGCTGCAACCAATGGCACACGATTGTTTTATCAAAAACCCACTGATGTACTAATCAACAACACACTTCCAACTGTTAATCTCATACAGCGATACAAAGATACTGATACAAAGTTTGTGTTTGCAAGCACATGCGAAATATTCAACGGAGCAATCGATGAAGGTTATTACCCTATTCCAACTGATGAGCAAGTACCGATTATGTTTAAAGACATACAAAATCCAAGATGGAGTTATAGTATTCCAAAAGCTCTCGGCGAAAACCTAGTTGCCAACAGTGGGTTAGAATATCTCATCATACGCTACTTCAATGTATACGGACCTGGTCAAGTAGACCACTTTGTTAATGAGTTTGTCGAACGTTGCAAGGCAGGTGAATACTATATCAACGGCAACGACACAAGAAGTTTTTGCTATGTAGACGATGCTGTACGTATGACCGATATGCTGGTGCGCAATCACAGCAATGCAACTGTAAACGTAGGCAACTGCGACGAAGTTAAAATTGCAACGGTGGCAAAAATGATCATGGGCATCATGGGAATCGATCCGGACAAACTACAAGTGTTTGGCTCACCAAAGGGCAGTGCAACTCGCAGATGTCCGGATACAACACTTGTTAGACAGCTAACAGGGTTTGAAGATTATACACCTTTGCAAACAGGGTTGAGAAAAACAGTGGAAAGTTTATTATGAAATTAGGTATTATCGGAATGGGCGTTGTAGGCAATGCAAACGCAACAGGATTTAGATTGCTAAATCACGAAGTGGTAGAACACGATGTAAAGTTTGATACCACAATAGATGATGTAGTAGACACTGAGGTTGTATTCTTGTGTTTGCCTACTCCGGAAGTAGATGGTGCGTGTGATACTAGTGTTATTGAAAGTGTTCTTGTAGAACTAAAAGAAATAAACTATCAAGGTGTAGTTTGTATAAGAAGTACAGTTGAACCAGGGTTTACTGAAAGAATGATTGATAATTATTCATCTCTCACAATATGCTGTGCTCCAGAATTTTTACGTGAACGTGCTGCGGCAGACGACTTTATCAACAATCACGAACTGCTGGCAATTGGCACAGACGACCCGTACGTGTACAAAAAGATTGTCGAAGCACACGGCCATTTGCCCAAAGCAGTAAAACAACTAGCGCCTACAGAAGCAGAAATACTCAAGTACTTCAACAACAGCTATGCAGCATTACGTATTGTGTTTGCTAATGTATTTTATGAATTGTGTGAAAAGTTTGATTGTGATTACTCGCAAGTAAAAGACGCATATGTACACACAGGCAAAACCAAAAACATGTACCTTGATGTAAACAAAAGATTACGAGGATACGGTGGAATGTGTTTGCCCAAAGATGTTGCAGCATTAGCTCATACATTAGAAAAAAATAACTTAAACTTTGATCTAATTTCTAGCCTTAAAAATGACAACGAGAAATTTAAAAAGACAACGTTTAGTGGAATGAGGAAATAATGTTACGTCCTAAAAACGAAGACTTAGCCGGAGAAGCTCTTATATACGAAAAAGCAAACGGAGTAACGTATGCAAAATTTCGAGACGATCCTAAAAAATCTTTGTATCCTGGACGTTGGGAAATAGGAAGAGATGTAGGCAAAGAACCATTATTGGATTATGCGCAATGGAGACACCTTAGTGATTTAGCAAACATTCATCCAACATTAAAAAAACAACTTGAGCAACTAGTTACAACATATTACATATTAAAGGACAGCGAATGAGAATTATTGCAGGACCGTGTCAACACGAGTCACTAGGACAGAGTGCAGAGATTGCACGTGAGTGTAAACGTGTGTGTGACAAGTATGGCATCGAATATTACTTTAAAGCCAGTTACGACAAAGCAAATCGCACAAGTGTCAGTGGCGAACGTGGACAAGGACTTTATTCTACACTATTTGATTTTAGAGAACTTAAAAATACATTAGGCGTAAACACACTTACAGATGTACATGACGAGCGGCAAGTGTATACTATTAGAGACGAGTTTGAAGATGCAGTTGATGTATTACAAATTCCAGCATTCCTTTGTAGACAAACAGATTTAATCACTGCCGCAGTTAACACAGATATGATTGTAAATATTAAAAAAGGACAGTTCTTAGCACCGTGGGACGTTGAAGGTATCTTAAGCAAAACTGAAGGTGCAAAGGAAGTATGGATTACAGAAAGAGGTACAAGTTTTGGATATAACACCTTGGTTAACGATTTCACTGGTATGCACATTTTGCTTAACCTTCTTGGTAGCGGATTTGTATACGATGTTACGCACTCGGTACAAAAACCTGGAGGACTGGGCGGTAGCAGTGGCGGTAACAGGGATCATGTTCAGCCCCTTTGTCGTGCCGCTAGTGCTATGGGTGTATCAAGTTTCTTTTTAGAAGTACATCCTGATCCAGACAACGCACCCAGTGACGGTCCTAATATGGTGAGACTAGAAGACTTTGAGGAGGTAGTTGATGACATCCACCGCTATTCTTATACCGGCTAGATACGGTAGCACACGCTACCCTGGAAAGCCGTTGGCACTGTTAGATGGTGTTCCTATGATTAGGCGTGTGTATGACGCTTGTACAGCGTCTAAGATACCAACATACGTGCTTACAGACGACATGCGCATATACGAACTGTTTGGTCCTAACAAGTGTTGGATTGATCCAACAGATTATGCAAACGGTACAGAAAGATGTGCAGGTGCTATCAAGAACAACTTCTTTGCACAGTACGACACGTTTATTAATGTGCAAGGCGACATGCCCGATGTAACAGTTGAGATGATTGAAAAGTGTGCCGAAAGCCTATCCTATAACTATTCTGTAAGCACAGTGTACACTGACATGCCCAAAGAGATGCAAGCCGATCCGAACTCGGTTAAGATGATACATGCCTATCCTAATCAAGCACTATGGTTTGGTAGAGGTATAACAGGATACGGCGAATGGCATCTAGGAGTGTACGGATACAAGCGTCATGCACTAATAGCTTACCCTAGTTTAAAAGTTACACAAGAAGAAACTGTTGAATCACTTGAACAGTTGCGCTGGCTAAAAAGCGGTTGGCAAATTGGCGCACAGAGTGTATACTTTAATGGAGTAGAGATTAATACACCAGAGGATGTTATCACGTGGCAAACAAAGAATTAGACTTATTTAAAGTGTTAATACCCAGCATTGATATGGGGTACAAAGATCTATATGATGCTGCCACGGATGTCGGTAAGAAAGATATTAAGGGCGACTTGTGGAACTTGAATCGGTACATAAGCAGTGTAAAAGGCAGCACCGATCAGCAGGCTCTTGCAATTTTTAAAGTAAATGAATACTACAACAAAAACTGGAATGTGTTGGGCGGCACCAATCACAACAAGCTACAATACCAGCTGCTGTGTGTTGCTGCGGATTTACGTATGAAAGAAGGCGACAAGCGCAAAAGTCAATTCCATCCGTGGATTGGTCTTAAAAAGAAAAAAGACGATAGCAGCAAAGCAGCAAAACTATTGTCACAAATATATCCAAACATGAAACAAGATGAGGTCGATTTACTTGCTAGAATATCTACAAAAAAAGAAATCCGCGAGCTCGCCAAAGAACACGGTTACGAAAAAATTGACATCTAAACACACATGTGAATATTGCAACAAAAGTTATGTTAAAGAAAGCACACTGTTGGCACATGTGTGTGAGCCAAAACGTCGATGGTTGCAAAAAGATGAAAAACGTGTTACTATTGGCTTTTATGCTTTTCAAAGATTTTACAAACTCAGCGCAGGACATAAAAAAGATAAAACCTATGAAGAATTTGCAAAGAGCAGTTTCTACAATGCGTTTGTCAAGTTTGGCAGTTTTATAAATAATGCAAAGCCACTGTATCCAGACAAGTATATTGATTATGTTGTTACTAGCAATGTAAAACTTGATCACTGGTGTAGAGAAGAAATGTATGAAAAATATGCAGTTGAACTTATTCGCAAAGAAGGAGTTGAAACAGCATTAGAGCGCAGTATTAAAACAATGGTAGACTGGGCAGAAGAAAAGAACAGCGTGTGGAATCACTACTTTTTTTATGCAAGTGCAAATAGAATTACATGGGATATAAAAGACGGAAAAGTATCGCCGTGGCTGGTACTAAATTGTAAGAGTGGAAGAGAGTGCTTGGGCAATCTCACAGAAGAACAACTAGGCATGTTAGGAAACGTGTTGGATCCCAGTCACTGGGCTATGAGATTCAAACGAACTCCTAAAGATGTAGAGCTAGTAAAACAAGTTGCACAGGAAGCAAAACTGTAATGGTCGAAATTAACTGCTACAACGACATGCTTACACATTGTAAAGTACCATTTAACTTGTACAAAGTTCCGTCAAGTAAATTTCATGATTATGTTCCTGCACTCAAACGCTATCCATATGGCAGAGACAGATGGAGCGACAATCTCGATCCTTGTTTGCAAAGATACGGTAACAAATTTATAATCGACGCAGAAAGTGTGTACTTGAACCGTTATGAACATTACACTTCCTTAGCAGAAATATATCATATTTTACATGTTGACAAACGTATCAACAGTTTTATAAACGTTAGGTATAACAAAAAATCATATAAAATTGAGCCAGGAGTAAAACGGTCTTTGTTGTTAGAACATTTGCCATTTCACGATGTTCCGGTAGTTGTCTTCAACGGAAAACTTAAACATCTTAAACCGCAAACACAGATTACAGGATATGAATTGTTAGACAGAGAACTAGGTCCTGAATTAAGAAATTCCAATTGGGATAACATACTCAAAGATAAACTAAGCAAAGAGTTAATAGAGGTATATATAGATAGCCGCATATGTGTTATGAATGACATAACTTTTTTTGAACGTGAATCAACAAACGACAAATGGAAGATTGTATATAAATGAAAATATTAATATGTGGATTGCCAGGCAGCGGCAAAAGCACACTAGCAAAACCGTTTGCAGAATTAATTGGCGGTGTGTGGATAAATGCAGATGCTATTAGAGAAAAGTACAACGACTGGGACTTTAGTACCGAAGGCAGAGAGCGTCAAGCATTTCGTATGAGTATGATTGCCGACGGTGTTGTTGCCGCCGGAAGAATTGCAGTGTGTGACTTTGTGTGCCCTACTGAGGAAACACGCAAAAAGTTTGCCGCAGACTTTACTGTGTGGATGGATACTATCAAAGCGGGCAGGTACGAAGATACAAATGCAGTATTTGAAAAACCTTTGCAATGCGATTACCATGTAGCAGATTGGTTCGACAACACACACGAAACACTGATGCTTGCTGTTGAACGTTATCAAAACTGGAAAAATAAAAATGTTTGATTATCAAAAACCTACAACACAAATGCTAGGACGGTGGCAGCCATGGCATGATGGTCATACCGAACTGTTTAAACGTGCATTAGCAGAAACTGGCCAAGTATGTATTATGATTCGAGATGTTGGCGGCATTGTTGGGGAAGACGCAGGCGCCGGTCGCACAGCATCACAAGACGACAATCCATTTGATTGTGAAACTGTATCTATGAATATTGAACAGGGATTGGCAAGTGCAGGCTTTACATACGGTGAAGAATATGTTATAATGTTTGTACCTAACATTGTGGATATTAGTTATGGCCGCGGTGTAGGTTACACATTTACTGAACACGACTTAGGTGAAGAAATACATGATATTAGTGCAACTAAAATAAGAGCTAAAATGAGAGAAGAAGGAAAACTTTAATGCCTGATATTGATATTGACTTTGCTGACAGAAATATTATCTTAAACAAGATACAACACCGTGTGGCAAAATTAGATACAGGTAAAAAGCACAACACTGGTGTTTATGTTACTGAGATACCGCACAATCCTTTTAACGAAATCGCTACAATTGATCACAAAGAAGCAGACGCTCGTGGCTACTTTAAATTGGACTTTCTTAATGTAAGCATTTACAAGGATGTTCGAGACGAAGCACATTTAACGCAACTAATGGACACACAACCACTATGGCAACTACTGGAACACAAAGAATTTTCAAATCAGGTATTTCATCTAAACGGGCACAGCGAGTTATTAAAACAATTAAAGCCGCAGTCGGTGGAACAGTTAGCAGCAGTGTTAGCGATGATACGGCCTGCGAAACGCCATCTTGTCAACGAAACTTGGCAAACGATAAACGAAGAAGTATGGAAGAAGCCTAGCAGCGGCGAGTACTATTTTAAGAAGGCACATGCTATTTCATATGCTATGGCGTGTGTAGTGCATATGAATTTGTTGTGCGAACAACTTAATCCTTAGGTTTTTTAATCACCTGCACACTTTTTCTTTTAACTCTCTTAACAGATAAGTTGTTGATGTTCACACAAGGTCCGATTACTACTTTGGTATTTTTACTATTCATGCTCATCTTACAATAGTTTAAAGATTCTATTTCCCCACGCAAAAAAATATTAATTGGAATCATTCTATTTGATTCCCACCACCATATTTCTCCCAGGTCTACCAGCAACTGTTTGTCCTCGTCTGTGCGAAGGTCAGTGTACACATACATGGTTGTAATGTACTGGTCTTGGTTAATAATGATACCCACATATTCTTGGCCGCCGTAAGCAACTACGCTAATATATGGAAAGTCTTGTTCTATTTCTTTTAATAACATGTTTTAAATAAATACACTTGTATAGTAAAGGATCCCGTATGCAGTTAATACCTAGATATTTAGTCAAAAATAAAGTTGACATTATCTCAAACGATACTGGATACAGTGTGGAGTATAGACCAGTGTATAGTAGACAACTAAAAGTATATAGAGGCATAGACAACGACTTTCAATTTCGTTTATTGAATGCAGATCAGAAACCTATTAGAATTGCAGATACACCTGTGATTGTAGTTTTTGATGAAAACAACAATAAGATTATTGAACGTAATTGCACTGTACAAGATGATGGATCGAGTGTTTCATTAAAAGGTATGTTTACAGCAACCGTTACTGAAAATGATTTGTTAAACATTAAACAACAATACTTGCACTACAACGTTTATTTAAATGGCGAAACTTCAAATACGCTAACATATGCAGATAGGCAATTTGGAAGCGCAGGAATTATGTATGTTGACGGTATGGCGTTTCCGGGACCAAAGGCCAGCGTAAACGTAGAAAATTTTTATCAAGAACAAGACTATTGGGTTGCAGGCAGCGACAGTGCAGATCAGATAACAGCTCATCCTGAAATCAACGGAAACACAGCATTGCACACAGTTGCAGTGTATACTGATTCGTATGTAGGAACCATAGAAGTCCAAGGCACTCTTGACAATCAGATTACAGGTGTAAACAACTGGACAACTGTCAGTACATTAACATTTGACGGAACTGAAACTACACCAACACCTGCAAATTTCAATGGAGTGTTTACATTTTTAAGATTTAAACTGAGTGCAGATCCTACAAACAAAGTAACAAAGATATTAGTGAGAAATTAAAATGGCAAACAGCGAAGTAATACTATCAGCAACCTCAGGACCAACTGACAGCACTGCAATAACTGTAACTGGAGAAAAGTTCAAAGGCGACGGGTTCTATAGCCGAGCTGATGGATTTCACACAGTGCAATACAATTTATCAGGCAATGAAAACAATACATTTTCTGGTAGAATTGTTATACAAGCTACCTTAGCAACTGATCCGACTAGCAACGATTGGTTTGAAATAAGCGAAACTGCAAACACATTTACAGGAAGTACTGGGTCATTTATATACAACTTTACAGGCAACTATGTTTGGGTAAGAGCGCATGTCGACAACTGGACAGATGGTAGCATTGAAGACATAAAATTAAACCATTGACAATTTAAACAAACGATGCTATTATAAGAATATGAGCATCGTATCTGATCTTTTGAATATCTATCTGCCTGCAAAGCGCAAGACTACTCCTAGTGGGTGGACAAGTTTCAATGCGCCTTGTTGTGTTCACAATAATGAAAATGCAGATACACGAGGCAGAGGCGGACTCATAACCGAAGGCGAGGTTATTTCATATCATTGTTTTAACTGTGGCTTCAAAGCAAGTTGGCAACCAGGACGTAACCTCAGTTACAAGTTTAAAAAGTTATTAGAGTGGCTGAACACGCCCGACAATGAAATAACAAAACTGGCACTGGATGTTATGCGTTCAAACGAAGGTGTAGAAGTTCAGCAACACAAAGTTGAGCTGCCTGAGTTTAGCACTGTGCAGTTACCAGACGAAGCAGTGCGCATAGCAGATATTCCAGACTATAATGAAAACAACAAATATTTCAAGTATTTTTTAGATGTGATAACTTATATGTCACAAAGAAATTTAAACTTGGACGACACTGATTACTACTGGTCGCCAACACTTGCTTATCGTGATAGACTTATTATTCCCTTCTACTACGAGGGCCGTATCGTTGGATATACAGCTCGTGCAGTAGGGGAAAGCAAAAGCAAGTATCTTACTACCATGCAGCCGGGCTATGTGTTTAACTTAGACGAACAGAGCCCCAACAAGATATTCTGCATATTATGCGAAGGACAGATTGATGCACTGCATGTAGACGGGTGTGCTATCAGCGGCAGTGACATTGGCGATGCTCAAGCACTGCTGCTCAACAGACTAAACAAAGATATATATGTTGTTCCTGATAGAGATAAAGCAGGCAGCAAACTTGTTGAACAAGCCATTGACAGAGGCTGGCATGTAAGCATGCCCAACTGGGATCCGGACATCAACGATGTTGGTGATGCAGTGGCTAAGTACGGTAGACTGTATACGTTGTACAGCATTGCAAGTGCTGCTGAGAGCAGCCCACTTAAAATTAGACTGAGAGCAAAAAAATGGTTTTGAATATATTAAATAAAATTTGGCTAGGAATAGTATTTGCAGTTATGACTGTGTGGAGAATTATTATCTGGCCATACACTCGCATTGCTGAAGAAGTACGTTTTAGAAAGCGTCTCAAAGAGCTGCGCAAAAAGGACCCGTTTATCTACAAATGATTACTTGGGGTATAAGTGCTAACAGTCATGATGCTGCTCTAGCAGTGTTTGCAGATGACGGGCTAGAGTTTGCCAGTCACAGCGAACGCTTCAGTGGTGTAAAAAATGATGCACATTTAAATGATAAATTAATAGAGTACGCACGACAATGGGGAGAACCAGATGAAGTTGTATGGTATGAAAGACCCGGTATCAAAACTCTTAGACAGTTTAGAGCAGGCCAAGGACTTCGGTTGGCTGAAAACAATATCGGTCGTTACCTTGGATCTTATGGGATACATGCTCCTATTAGGTATACTGATCATCATCTTGCCCATGCTGCTGCCGGTTTTTATACTAGCGATTTTGACGCCGCCACTTGTGTGGTTCTCGACAGCATTGGGGAATTCGATACACTCACTATCTGGAACGCAGACAGAAAAAAAGGACTCAGGAAAATCTATTCTCAAGGGTACCCACATTCCATTGGGTTATGGTACTCGGCCCTCACACAGAGAGTGGGATTAAAACCACAAGAGGACGAATATATCCTTATGGGCATGGCAGCATACGGCGACCCCCTGAGATTGTTCAATGACATACTGCATGATTTTTTTGTATTGCCCAACGAAGATTCTCTGTGGCATATATTCAATGACAAGCCACGTATCAAGTTAAAGCACAACCTACACCGAGGGTGTACATGGTGGCGTCCTGACCTCACCACAGAACAGGACATGTTTGACATAGCAGCTGGTACCCAAGCAGTTTACAAGTACATACTCAAGATAATCAGCAACTGGGCTAGGTGGAAATCGCCTTCGGGTAATCTTGTGCTCATGGGAGGGTGTGCTCTAAACTGTAGTGCCAACGGCAGCATCCGCAGCGATTGGAACAACATGCATGTTATGGCTAATCCGGGTGACGCAGGGTCGGCTATAGGCGCTGTACTAGCACACAAAAAACAGTACTTGCCCATGCCGCATATGTACACAGGGTACAACATAGAAGGAGAGTATCCAGTTGAACAAGCATTACAAGAACTACTTACTACTGGCATTGTTGGTGTTGCCAACGGTCGTGCTGAGTTTGGACCCAGAGCCTTTGGTAATCGCTCCTTACTTGCAGACCCCCGAGGTGCCAACATTAAAGATAGAGTCAACACCATTAAGCGAAGACAGAAGTTTAGACCTTTTGCGCCAGCAGTACTGGAGGAGCATGCGTCTACCTATTTCGACGGATATGTCGGTCCCTTCATGCAATACACTGCAACTTGCACGGATACTGGACTACCTGCAATCACGCACGGGGACGGCACCTCTCGGGTACAGACAGTTTCTGCAAAAGAAGGCATGGGCTTTAGAAAACTGTTAGAACGTTGGTATGAAGAGACAGGGTGTCCTATACTACTGAACACCAGCCTCAACATCAAAGGCAAGCCTATTGTCAACACAGTAGAAGACGCAAAAGAATTTGAAAACCACTATGGAGTAAAGGTATTCACATGATCACAGAAGAAGCAGTAAGAGAAGCACTACGAGAAGTATACGATCCAGAAGTAAGCCTAAGTGTACAGGATCTTGGGCTAATATATGAAGTGCATTGCGAAGGTACACATGTTCATATCAAGCACACACTTACCAGTATGATGTGTCCGTTTGCTGACGAGATATGCGAAGGTATATATGAAACAACACTGGCACTAGATGGAGTCGAAACAGTAAAAAGAGAATTGGTATTTGATCCACCGTTTGGTGTTGAGATGGTGCCCGAAGAAACTAGAATGTTGATGGGCTGGTATTGATGCACGGATGCTGCAACAACGTAACAGTAGTGCGTCATGCAGAAACTATTACAGTTGACAATCACAAATTTGATGTTAAAATTAGTTACTGTAGTACTTGCGGACAAGTAAAAGCAAACTCTAATATTACGGAAGCAAAGAATGACAACTAGACAAAACACAGACTATGGGTATGATATACAACGAGTATATCTAGAGATGTTTATGACAGACGCTGAGAGCTTTGTACGCTGTCAGGGCGTGTTTGATCCGCAGACATTTGATAGACGCTTGGTAGAGCCGGCTAAGTTTATTAAAAGCTATGTGGAAGAGCACAACGCATTGCCTACATTTGATATGGTGAACGCTGCTACGCAAAGTGATTTAAAAGATCCGGGACAACTTGCAGAGAATCACTATGATTGGTTGTTGCAGGACTTTGAAACGTTCTCTAAACACAAAGCACTAGAGGCGGCTATTCTTAAAAGTGCAGACTTGCTGGAGAGTGGCGAGTATGGTGCATGTGAGGACTTGGTCAAGCAGGCTGTGCAAATTGGACTACAAAAAGACCTAGGCACAGACTACTTTAAAGATCCGAGAGCAAGACTGGAAGCTATCAAAGACAAGAACGGACAGATCAGCACAGGCTGGCCTGCACTGGACAAAAAACTGTTTGGCGGATTCAACAGAGGCGAGCTGAATATTTTTGCAGGCGGTTCGGGTTCGGGCAAGAGTTTGTTTATGGCTAACTTGGGTGTGAACTGGTGTTTGCAAGGACTCAACGTAATGTATCTAACATTTGAGCTTAGTGAGAACTTGGTTAGTATGCGATTGGATAGTATGACAAGCGGCATTCCAAGTCGCGATGTGTTCAAGAGCATGGATGATGTTGAAATGAAAGTCAAGATGATTGGCAAGAAGTCAGGGGCGTTTCAAGTCAAGTACATGCCCACAGGCAAGAACGCAAACGATGTACGTGCATATTTGAAAGAGTATGAGATCAAAACAGGACGCAAAGTAGACGTACTGCTGATTGACTACTTGGACTTGATGCATCCAATCGGACAAAAGATTAGTGCAGAGAACTTGTTTGTTAAGGACAAGTATGTATCAGAAGAACTGCGCAACTTGGCAATGGAACTTAATACTATCTTTGTTACAGCATCACAGTTGAACCGAGCAGCAGTTGAAGAAATTGAATTTGATCACAGTATGATTTCGGGCGGTATTTCAAAGATCAACACAGCAGATAACTTGATTGGTATCTTTACTAGTAGAGCAATGCGCGAACGTGGACGCTATCAGATTCAGTTGATGAAAACACGTAGTAGTAGTGGCGTTGGAGCAAAAGTAGATCTAGAGTTTGATGTAGACACGCTGCGTATCACAGACTTGGGCGAAGACGAAGATGACAATTCCGGCAGCAGTGTATCCAGTGCAGGCAGCAGTGTGTTGAACTCGTTGAAACGCAACAATACAACTCCAGATGCAAATGCAGATCCGAGCAGTGGTTCCACAGTAGGAAAAGTAAAAGCAGAAGTTGGTACAAGTCAATTGAGAAACTTTATCAACAACCTTGGCGGCGAATGAGATTCTACATAGGCAAATTTGTACGATCAGACACTGCTGATTACGATGCCTACGAAGATCAATTCATGCGAGACCAATTGGGGGAGTCACTGATCGGTGACATGCTGAAATACAGCAACCGTGCATGGAAAACATACGTGAATAGCGAAGCAGATTACTATCTGTATGTGGAAGTGT